ATGCTGACAGATTCCAAGGTCAAGACAGCTAAGGCAGCCGAGAAAGCCTATCGCCTTTCTGATAGTGAAGGGCTGTTTGTGCATGTAATGCCCACAGGCAAGAAGTTCTGGCGCCTGCGTTACCGGCAGCAAGGGAAAGAGCAGACCCTTACGTTGGGGCCATATCCATCCGTAGGTTTGCGTGAGGCACGCATGATGCGTGACAATGCTAAGGATCTGCTTCGGCAGGGGATAGACCCGAATAAGGCAGGGAAGGTTGCTCACCTGTTGGCTGAGCCTCAACAGCAAGATAGCTTTGAGGCAGTTGCCAGAGAGTGGTACGAGCAGAGGAAGGATTTATGGCGGCCAAGGCATGCTTATGATGTAATCCACAGTCTGGAGCGTGATGTGTTCCCTCACATAGGGCATCTGCCGCCAGGACAAATTACACCTCGGGTTGTGCTGCATATATTAAAAGGTATTGAAGAGCGCGGAGCGGTGGAAACAGCGCATAGGATCCGCCAGCGTATGAGCGATGTGTTTGTACATGCTATAGCAACAGAGAGAGCAGACACAGATCCGGCCGGAATTGTTAAACCTGCGCTGCGCCCTGTAATACGCAATCGTCAACCTGCCATCACTGACCTAGAGCAGGCGCGTGAGATGATTGCACGTGTAGAAAGCTGTGTGGCGCATCCGGTTACATTGCTGGCATTTCGGCTATTATATCTGACAGCTGTGCGTCCGGGTGAAGTGCGGGCTGCCATGTGGGATGAATTCCATGGCTTAGATTCGCAGGAGCCTGTCTGGATTATCCCGGCTGAGCGTATGAAGATGAGCCGGGAGCATATTGTTCCACTATCTCCGCAGGCCGTAGATGTAGTCCAGGCCGTGAGACCATTTTCAAGCCGCTGGCCGCATTTGTTCCCCAACACCAGACGCCCTAAGCTGCCGATGAGTGAGAATGCAATTGGGTATTTGATCAACCGTGCTGGATACCATGGGCGCCATGTTCCGCATGGATTCCGCTCCACATTCTCCAGTAATATGAATGAGCGCTTCCCACTGGATCATGATGTGATTGAGTTAATGCTTGCGCATGCATCCAAGGATAAAGTGGCGGCGGCTTATAACCGGGCACTATATATTGATAGGCGTCGAGAGCTAGCTACTATATGGGCTAATTTAATACTGAACGGATAAAATTCTCTTGGGGAATTGATTTCAATTAAAAGATAAAAACATTTTATAATTATCATTACACAGTGGTCTTGCCTAATATGTGCCAAACGTTGTGCATGGTGCAAAATTTGATATAATTTTGCGTGAATTGGGAGATGTTTGTGTCAGATATAAAATTGCCCGTAGTGCTTAAGCGTGAGCCGTTGGTGGAAGCTGTCTGTGAAATACGTATGCAGGCAGGGGTGCCTTTGGCTGATATTTTGCCTGGCATCCTATTCGATAAATTAAAACCTAAGCCTAAAATCACCCGTTTGCCTGCATCAAACATTCCTTTTCCAATGCGCGCGCAGGATTCATCTTTGCATTATGCTCCTATACAGAGGCTAGATGTGGATGGTTACGTTATTGCAATTGGAGACAGAAATATACTCATTAGTTGTCCGCGTCCCTATCCAAAATGGTCAAAGTTTAAAGAAAATATTCTCAAAATAGTTAATTTAGTTTCTTGTATGGAAATTGCTCCATCAGTAGAGCGTTTTTCACTAAAATACGTTAATATTATTGAAGGTTTAAATTTATCTGAGCAAATATCAAAAATTGATATGGATTTACGCATAGGATCTTTCAAGATAAATAATGATAATATCAATTTGACGATAACCAACACTTACGAATTTATTATTCATATATTAACAATCGCGACAGGTGCAGAAGTTACTATTCCAAGACAAGGAAAAGTGCGTGGTGTAATGGTCGGCATTGATTCAATTTGTGAGATTGATCCAGTTCCGTTCAGTAAGTTTGCGCATGATTGGGAATCTAAATTAGAAAAGCTACGTAATTCTAATAAAGTTCAGTTTTTCAATTGCTTGAAACCGGAAACAATTGACGAAATGGGGCCGATTTATGAGTGAAGTGAAATTTCCAAATCTGATAGCCGCTACAGCCGTGGTGTTTACAACAGCTATGTTGTATGCAGGTGGGGGAGGGCATACGCTTGATACTGATGGCGGTTCATCATGGAAGATAAATACACCGCCGTTGTATGAAGTGAAGCAGCTAAAAGGCACTCATAGTTTCGTAACAATTGATTCTTCTAATGTAGAGGAATCTTTTGAGCAGGAAATACAAGATATATTTATTTCCCTTTGTGATGGGCAGGAAGCTCTTGGAAAAGAGTATGAAGCTGCATGGAATGCAAATATAGATTCTCTTTATGAGTCATGATCAGTAAAATGAATTTTGATACTTCCACCTTAGAGCAGCAGATTCCATATTACTTAACAGCTGAAGATCGTCAGGTGTTAGTTAGGGAATTGGAAGCGATATCTCAGGGTGGAAGTGCTGAATATATCCTTAGTGATTATAGAGACAATTTTAAATCGGAAATGTTACAAGGTGATGGTTGGAAAGGATTTCAATTATACATTTTCAAGAAAAAATCTCTCAAATCAGTTTCTGGACTTATCTTATCTAATTCTTGTGATATCGAGACTAAAAATTTGCGCGATACTCCAGCTCGTGTAACTTTTTGTCCTTTGGTGAAATTGAATAAATATCAAGAAGTATTAAAAAAGGCCCAACTTCCGGAAGAGAAAATTCAGCAAAAGATTAGTGCAATAAGATCACAAAAAATTACAAATATTTTTTTTCTTCCAGCAGGAAGATGGGGAACTGATGATTATATTATTCGGTTTGATGATATTTATTCAATGTTAGTAAAAGATTTTCATGAAAACCAAGAGTGTGAGAAAATTTTCACATTGAGCAATACTGGATTTTATATGTTACTTTTGAAATTATCTATTCATTTCTGCCGCTTTCAAGAAAAAGTTGATCGGAAATAGGAATATTACCATTTTATTTTTGATTGATTGCGATAAAACCTCACGATTTTTCTTTGTCTGCTCCTTGCATAGGCTGATAGTAAAAACCTTATTGGGAAAAGTAACGGCCCTACAGCAACAGCTAATATGATTTCTGCGGCATCTTTCCATCTGTGTATTCTGTCATAAGTTAGTATGCCAAATAACTGAACTATACCGAATATTAGCCACATCATAATAATATAAATTATCATTTTTCCATAATCTCATTGCATTCATCACATGGCACGCCACGCTTAACGGCTGTTACATTCTTCATGTATATCCAGCCGCTTTCCCAACCACAGCGATTGCATTTGAACTCTGCAATCTGGGTCATGTTGCTATCTTGCGGCGTGCAGTCACTTATGCCCACGTCAACCATGTGGGCCATAAACCGTCTGGGGGATCTAGGCCTTTGAAAGCCAAACAGATCTGGTTTCGCCTGCATCACGCCTTCTCTCCTGCGCGGGTGTTCCATGCTTCGGTTGCGGCTTCTTTTGTTGCTCGCTCAGGCCCACATGCTTCGCAATTCCTGCACCAAGCATAAGAGTTTATGCCTTCCGCAAGATATATTCTGCGTTTTCCGCAGAACGGGCACGGCTTCAATTCCGCGCTCATGCTTCTGGGCCTTTCATCCAAACGAATTTTGATTGTCCAACAACATTTTGATAATCTCGACCGGACCGTGATTGCCACGATGCGGGGTTAGAACCGGATGTTTCAGCTATTGTTCGCCAACCTGATGCACGCAGAGAAGCACCGCTTTCTGATTTTAGTGTGTAGGTAATAAGTTTCCGCCATCCTAATGCTCGCGCTGCACGCCAACAGCACCCGTACAGAAACGAGCACGTATTTTTCGGGGCATTATCTAAAACACAACATCGCGTGACCTCTGCTGTGTACCCATCCTGTTGGAGCCTGCTAACAGGACGCCCTACAATAGCCACACCTACTAAATCAGAACCGTATCCAGCTGATACAGCAAATAATCCACCCTGCGGGGGCTTTTTGTGCCTATGGTGTTTCGCTACAAAGTCAAACGCTCGTGTTAGTGTTATTGGGGCTGAACATAACTTCATGCACCACCACCTTTCAGGGCTTTAATTTCCTCCTTCACAAGGTCAACCGCTTGCCACTGCATTTGATGGGCGGATATACGAGAACCGTATTCATTGTCGGCCGGCAGGGCATCTATGCCGCATTCAATGCTGTCTAGGGCCGCCCAAAGGCGTGAAATCTCTGCATCGCGCTCGGCAAGTTTCGCTTCATAGTGAGCTACCGTGGCTTCGTAATCCATTTTGCTGCCAGTGGCCGGCATGCCAATGGCGCGGATACCGTTCACGATGGCATCATTGGTCACGCATTGGCTCATGATGTGCTTGCGAACAGTCATGACGTTTTCAGCACTCATTGGAAGCTGGATGAGAAAAAGCTCTTTTTTCTTCCCGTTAAACGGTGCGCGGGTTTCGGTCATGCTACTTCCCTTTCAGCAGGCACAACACCCTCAGCAATAAACTTCTGACAAGCCCAGCGTATTGCTGCTGCTAGGCGATAATTTGTAAAGGAATAGTCGCGCATAATTGGGTAGTCGTCATAATCTGTGTGGTTAAACAGATCTATGGCGCCCATCTCTGTGCAGCAGGCTTCCTCTACGGCCTTTCGCATTTCCCTGCGATATGACGGCTTAAGGATGTTTTTTAAGCTATCATCTGACCATTTACGATACCGGCCAAAGTCTTCCAGTGCTTTCCAAAGCTCTATCCAGCCGTCCCAAACATCACAGAAGTCCCAATATTTTGCTGGAACATTACGAATCACAAAGCTGTCTATTTTTGTGCGCTTGGAAAAGTAATAGATATCGTAATCTTCCAGCTCTTCCTTTTCTAACAGACCTTTTCTGATTTTTTGCGCAATCTGGCGCATGCCATTACTGCGGATTCCTCCACCCCAGAATTGGCCGTTTAGTGCTCCTATTACTTCATTGTTAGCATGCCGAATAATGGCTTTTGCTGTTTCTTTACCATCATATTCTTCTGACACATTGCTCTTGCCCAGAATATATTGAAGCTCTGCATCAGCTGCCCAACGCACTGCTTTTTCAAACGTAGGCATGGCATAGCAGTGCTCAAGCATCAGTTCGCCCATATCGCCCGTAATGCTGATAACGCCTGCGCTCCATGTTATTTTGAAAAAGTAGAAGCTGGAGCCATTTGCACGGCGGAAGTTGAAGCTGCGGCTTTTGCTTTCCGTCATAACATGGGTATCCAGATCATTCCGGAGATAGTTTTTATCTCTCATGCTACGGCCCTCATTTCTTCCTGGGCAGACAGCCAGTTTTTTACGGCACTTTCCTTCCAGCGCACGCAACCTGCTGTGAATTTGAGAGGGCGTGGGAAACGGTTTTGTTCCATCCAGCGGTACAGGGTGGATGTGCAGACCTTTACGGTTTCCAATACCTCTTTGCGGGTCAGGAATTTTTCGTTGGGTTCTGTGCTCATGCTTCCAATCCTTCAAAAAACCATGTCAGCGGCACATCTAGTGCGGTGGCGAATGTGGGGAGCAGGCTGGCTTTGATTGCGTTCTTGCCGCTTTCGTATTTCTGCACCTGCTGGTAGGTGCAGCCGATGGCAGCCCCTAACTGCTGCATGCTCATGCTGAGTTGCTGGCGGCGCTGGCGGATGCGAAAGCCCAGGCATTTATCGTTTCTGATGCGCTTGGGGGCTTCTACCTGTGGCGCAGGCCTGTAAGTGCCCAGCAGGTGCTCCAGATCTATCTGTGCAGCCATATGAACGCATTCCCGCATATTCCGATAACTAACAACACAAACCACAGCATGTTGAGGCGCTGGGAGGGGGCGGGGTTGTGCATATCCCATTTCCTTAATGCCGTGCGCCAGCAGGTGATTGGCCATTGTTCTTGAAGATATCAGAAACAGTTTTTGTATCTTCGGGCCTGATTACAGCACCGTCTCCACCTTGCATGAGGAAGCTCATGACGGCTGTATTTAATCTGCTCAAGTAAAACAGTGGTGGCACTGACGCGCTTGCCACTACTGCCATTGATGTAGAAGCACCAGCTGCACAAAGCAGAGGGCTTGCATCTCCTAATGTGCCCATGAGATTATCGACCATCTTTCCTTGGGCATCCAGTGCAGAAAGACCATAGACGAATGCGTATTGTGTATCTGGTTGGTGGCTTTCTATTTCAGTCTTGATCTCGGCCACCCGTTTATCCAATGCCTCAAGCATTTCCTGACGGTTCATTGTGCGACCCTCACTTCACCCAGAATGAAGTCCTGAATGCGGGCCAGCGGGTTGCGGCGCTTGGCGTAGCCCATGCGCAGGCCTGCATCTGCAATGTCCTGCTCGGCTTCCATTGCGGCGGCCATGTCTTTGACCAGGGAAAGCATGGCCAGCTTTTCTTTGCTGTCCACATTGTTGTGGATGAGCTGCTCCAGCTGCGTGCGGGCAGCCTGAAAGGCTTGGTTGTTCATTTGCTATAACTTTCGAGGATATTGGCGCGGGTATAGAGAAGCTCGGCCTGCAGGCGTGCTTGGCCGGCAAGGTGCTTCCATGCCTCTTCGCCATATGAATTGTTGGTATCGGCACATGCGCGGCGGTAGGATTCCAGCGTGCTTGCATGGGCAAGCAGGGCATCGGCCTGCGCACGAATGAGCGCTACCTTGTGCTCCGGAACACTGAACATCTGGCAGGGGATTTGGTGCGCAGGGCAGGGGATGGCGTTCATGCTGCCTGATCCCTGCGGCGGTACACCACGTTAAGCCCTCTTTGCCGGCTGAAGGCTTGAAAGTCTTAACTGGCGAACTGGTAAAGAGCGGCCTAAGGCATGCTCCGGATTTACTTCACTGGCTTCAAATAGCCGGTCATCTTTGATTTTGCCCGAAACGGAAAACCTGACAGGAATTACCTGACTGCCAAAAAGCATGTTGGTAGCAAAGTCAGTAATATCTAAGCCTGTATTGTGGGTAATAAGTTGTAACCGTGAGCCATCTTTTTCTGGCTGCAGCCAGCAATCGCTCACTGACAAGCAGGGGGCGCGGCCATAGTGCGCATCAGGCTCTGCGGGTTTTAGGGCAGCATGATCCCTCTCTTGATCTGAGGACTGCTTTTCTTCTGATGCGCTGGCTGCCTTGCGCATTTCCGCTATGGAGATTGTAATCAGGCATTCCGCTGCATCACGAAGCATTGAAAGTTCAGAAATGCTTGGTTGATCGGCAATGAAATTGTTGGTGGCTTGTTGCACCAGCTTTAGTGCGGTTTCCTTGCGCAAATCATCTAGGCGATCATAGCTATAAGCCGCAGCCATGCTGCCGCTTCGGGCTTCCTGCTCCATGCTATAGGAAACGCGGTTGAGGCTTCCTATCAGCACAAAGCCTGCGCCTGATTTTTCAATCTTGATAGCGTCGTTCGACACGGGGTTTCTCCACCACGGGTTGTGATGGAGAATATGTTGCTTAAACCAACATGAAGGTCAAGCAAAAATGTTTATTATTGCAACATTTGGTGTGAGTGAGTTTTACGGGATGTCGAAAAACACTCTCTTATCAATGACGTTTCCTACGCCCATTGTTGATTCCTTAACATCAGGCCCAAGTAGTTTTTCGCCATTTTCTCCAATAATTTTTTGAATTGGATCTGGTTCAAATTGAGCTCCAGAGGACAAAATCATGACCATATATTGACCCGGAGGAAGGTCTGATCCGTTTTGAGAAAATTGGTCTGTGATGATTTCTCCACGCCTGACAGTGCCGTTATAACTGTCTGCATATCCTCCACCGACTTTATTTATATCTATGGCGATTTCCATGCCTTCTGGAAGATTTGTTTTTATTGTTACTTTAGGTTTTTTAGTTTTTGATATGGAAACGTTAATAAATTCTATTTTTTCTGCATGAGATTTGAGTGGTATTGCAATAAAAAGCAACGAAAATATAGATATTTTAATTATATTCATTGTTCTTTTCCCTGTGAGATACGCGCCAATATTAAGTTTAAGTGAAGTTCAGCTTCATCTTTTGGAAGTTTTCGGAAGCTATTTAAAAGCAGAATTTCTTTGGGGGAGACGGGTTCCATGTGGGTTTTTTCGTCTCCACCATTAGCCAGCCAATCTATGGAAACTGAGAAGAATTTCGCGATAGCCAAAAGTAAGTCCCTTCCTGGCTTCGCTCGACCTCTTTCAATGTTGGTTAAATGAGATCTGGCTGTTCCTACTGCTTCAGCAAGAACAGCTTGATCTAGATTAGCTTGTTCACGGAGAGATTTAATCCGCAAACCTAAGGTATTATTGGCTGTCATAAAGGGAATTTCGCCGCTTTAAAAAAAGCGGGGGATGTTTCTATAAACGTGCTTCTTGACCCCTCATGTTGCAATATGCAACATGAGGGGATGAACATGAAAGACCTTATTAAAGCTGCTGGCGGCGTAACAAAGGTGGCGAAAGCAGTTAACCGCTCGCATTCGACAGTATCTTTATGGTGTCGTGTTCCGGCCGAGCATGTCCAAACTGTGTCTCGGCTATCAGGCATACCTGTGTGGAAAATTCGTCCCGATGTTTTCCCTGCTCCTATATCTGCCGGTGCTGTAGATGCGCCAGAGAATGGCACAGGTGAAGCAGCATGATCGTGTCTCATGCAGGGAACCATGCCGCACCCAAGAGTGCCTGTCAGCCGAATGCGGTTCGGCTAGGCCTCATTGGCTTTCAGCCAGCCCAGCAGGTCTGTCACAACCTCTCCAGTTTCAGGCACGACAAGTTCTTTCACGCTGCTCATTTTGAATGTGCGCGCCATTTTGCGCTCATGGCAGTAGGCGTTGATGCTGAGGATACGGATGCTTCCGTCCGGCAACTGCTCACCTTTCAGCCCATTCACGGTGATTCGGCGTTCACTTTCGCCCTTTGTTCCCGCGTAGCGCATCAGGAAATCCTGCTTGATTTCGGTGATGGTGACCGGCGGCAGAGAGGGCTTTCCGATTTCAATCTTCATTCATCAGTTCTCACGATGGTTAGGTCTAGCAACCCCATCGTGAGGCGCACGGGCGGGAATGACAATATTTCCGCCCGCGTTGTGCCTATGCAGGGAAGCGCAGCATGAGCAATGAAAACCCTACAGGCCTAAGCTACCCCGTCCAGAAGGATATGCTGGAACGTTCGGGTCAGCCTGTGGACGCAAATACCCTTGCCCTTAATAAGCTTCGGGAAGCTGTAAAAGATTTCTGCCGGGAAGAAATTCGGAAACAGCAGAAATCTAGGCAGCGTCTAAAAACATTCAGCAAGTGCGCGTTGGGCGCTTTGGCCGTTGCCGGAGCTGTAACCGCGTTTGAACTTGGGTATCGCTGTTACACAAAAGGCAATGCGGTTGAATATGATGATGTTGTGAAAAACCGCATTGGCCCCCGTAGTCCCATTTTGGCATGGCTGCTGGTTGATGTGCTGTTCTGGCGTGTTTTCATGCGGTCGCAGGCAAGAAAAATACCAGATGCAGAATGGCATTACATCAAATCCAAGATCTGCGGCCTTTTGGCTGGTGCAGATCCAGATTTGTCGAAAGCTAGAAATCAAGGGTGGCAGAAATGAACGCTTTTGCTGCTTCCTTTTCTTCTTCTGTTCCGTTGTCCAGCAAGGGTTTTAGGAACACAGAAAGGTTTGTTTCCAGACCTTCTCTGGATGATCCAAACTGCTTTTTAAGTCTGTCTTGCAAAAGCGTTTCTATTACAGAAACTCGTGCATGCAGGCTGATTTTTTCACTCATTGAGGAATCGTCCTTTCATGTTGTGGGCAAACACATGATGGACGGTGCTGGTGGCTGCGGCAACGTAGCCACCAGTATGAACTATACGCGGGAGAACGCAGCATGAGCGCTCCATTTTCCTCTGCATTTGTTCCAGCCATTAAGACGGCCACCAAAACGGCCCTCACGCATGTTGGTGGCGTAGATGCCGCTGCACGTATTTCCCGCGTGGGGCGCACCCAGTTTTCTGATTACCAGAACCGCTCCAAGGAATGCGTGGTGCCGGTGGATGTGGCTGTGGATCTGGACCACTGCGCTGAGCATCCGTTCATTCTGGAGGCCATGGCCCATGCGCTGGGCTACGTGTTGATGCCCCTACGTGTTGGTACCAGCGATTTTGGCAAGGATATGAGCCAGTTTGGCATGGCATCTGTGGATGTAATGGCCACGGCCATGAAGGTGCTGGAAGATAACCAGCTAGACCCTGAAGAAGCTGACGAGATCATTCCCAAAATGCTGCATGCCCAGCGCATTCTGGAGCAGGCCATAGCGTTTGGCCGCGCAGTTCAGAAATCTGCCAAGCCGCATATTGTGCGCCCGATGGGAGATGCCGCGCATGGTTGAGCAACGCACAGCAGGCAGCAGGCAGCAGGCAGCAGGCAGCAGGCCACCGTGCCGAGTGCTGCTATGATACGCAATACAAGCCGGGAGAAATATGATGCGGCCTGTTATTGCTGAATTTGACCGCAGCACCCTTACACCATGGAACATGCTGCGTAGCATGCCGGCAGAAATGCGTGGTGTAGTGCAAAGCCTACATGATGCACTGAAAAGCATGCGGACCACGGTATTTCGCGCAGGTGAGATGGTTCTGGATGATGGGCAGATTGCCGCGCAATCATGGATGCCCCGTTCTGAACTGGACCGTGTGCTGCCGGCTGTTGTGAAGGCTGGCTTTATGGCGCGGGATGATGAAGGCGCACTGTTTAGCCCACACCTGTATGACAAACTGCTACGCAAGGAAGAACGCGCTGCCCGCAAGGCCGCAGCTGATGCAGATTGGCAGCAGCGGCAGGAAGAGGGTGATGTGCCACCGGGCCTGACACGCAAGCAGATTACCGCACGTGAGAATGGGAAAAAGGGTGGACGCCCACCAGGGAGCGGAAAGAAGGCAGTTGCTGACCGTAACCAACGCCACATGCCTTTGGCATCGGTTATTCAGGGTGGAAAAACCGAAACCCAAAACCCAAACAAAAAACCCAATTCGGTTTCGGTTTCTGAAAATTTGGGTTCCGTGGGTTCCATAGATCTAGAATTAGAGAGAGATACTAATATTCCTTCTAGTTCTATTTCTGGGGAAACCCAAAACCCAAGCGTGGACATCTCTCCTGAGCTGGTCTCGCAGACCGTAGCGCGAATGATTGCTGCAACGGGCATGGAAGATCAGGCTGGTTACGCGGTCTCATTTGCCAAGAGATGGCTGAAGGCTGGTGCACAGCCTGATACGATCATCACCGCCATTCGTGCGCATACCGAGAAAATGCGCGGAAATACTGAAGAACCGAGAAAGTTCAAGGTCTTTGAGGCTGAGGTCTTCCGCCAGATTGAGCTGCAGAATGTGAGAGACCGGCTTTCAGATGCTCAGGAGCAGGAACCGCAGACTGTATCCGACCCTGTGAAGCCCTATGCCACCCAGAGGCTTCGAGAAGCTGAACGGCTTTGGCAAAGTCTTTTCCACCTCAATGACAGAAACATTGAGCGTGCTGATACAGCTTTTGCTGCTCAAGCGGAGAAACACGGCTTTCCTCCAGCAGATATCAAACGCCGCGTTGAGGATTATGCAGCCTATTACCGTGAACACCCCGCCATGATGGAGGCTGTGGGATGAGGCATTCTGGTTATGAGCGGCACAAGGATGATTGGTATGTTGAGCCCGCGTGGTGCGTTCATGCCCTGGTCAAAGGTGAGCGCCCATTTATGGGGACTGTGCTGGATCCGTGCTGCGGCGGCGGGAATATCGTGCGTGTTCTGAGCAGCCACGGGGTTTTTGCTGGTGGTTCAGACATTCAAGATCGGGCAGGCGGCACGTATCCACGCCTGAGCTATGAGCAGTCTTTATCTATTTCCTTGCCCACAAATGTTGTCAGCAATCCCCCATATGGCGCGCCGGAAGACTTTATCACGGCTTGCTTGGCCAAGACGAAAGACCGCGTGTGTGTGCTGCTGCGTCTAGCCTTTCTGGAAGGGATTAAGCGCGGGGAATGGTTTCCGACTGTTCCGCTGGCACGTGTCTGGGTGTCCAGCAAGCGTATTTCCATGCCGCCGGGTGGCACCGATATTCCCGCGAAAGGTGGCGCCATTGCTTACGCATGGTTTGTTTTTGAGCACGGGTGGAAAGGCGACCCTGTTGTGAAGTTCCTGCCTAAAGTTGGTGAGATGCCGTCATGAATAGAAAAGTTCTGAAATGGGTCCTTCCATTGTTTGGCGCTGTGGCAGGCCTATTCATCAACAATGTTTTTCTTCTGGGCTCTGTGACTGCTCAAGAAAGAGGGGCTGGCTTCTGGTTTGTGACAATCTTGTCCGTGGTTCAATTTTTAGGCTGTTGGTTGGGGTTCGGTTGCATGTTTTCACTCGGCCGCATGAAAGAGCGTGCCGATAACAGTTGGGAGCAGCGGCCATGAGTTTCTTTAAGCTGTTACGAAACTTGCGGTTGCAGGCCGCAGGCAAGCCCAACCCGATTGATGCCTTTGAAAATCTGAAAGCTGAATTGGCGAAAGAAAGAAAACGGCGCGCAGAGTCTGAACTGGAAATCACCACTCTGCAGCGCCGTTTGGATGCATACGAACAACCACGTGATGCCCGAGGACGGTACACCAGAAGAGGTAGGGCAGCAACGTGACCCAGAAAGAGCCAAAGGACATTCAATTCCGGGCAGGGGATTGGATTATATATCGGGAAGGGAAGATAGATGCCTTTCGTTTCCAGTATGCTTATGATGATGGCATACGTGCATTTGGTATTGGATTAGGCGAGAAATCCTTTCCACTGCGAGAATGCAAACTATTCCATCACGTTAGTGATGATGAACATGTTGATGCGCTCGAAAAACTTACATTGCATTCAGGCCCATCAGGTGAAGTTCTTCCAGAACGCCAGCAGCATGGTGACGTTGCAACCATCTGGCTGGAAGAGAAAGGTAAACCGGCAGTTGAGGTTTCCAGCTCATGCGGGCTGTTAAACAAGCTGCATACTTCTGGCGTGATTGGTGATGCCGAAGTGGCGGCAGCCCAGATGTGGGCGCGGGATTATGAGACCGGAATCATGGGTGCCAAAGATCCGGAAGAATCTAGTAAGGGCGGTAAGCCAGATCCTGAATATGTTTTGCTTGCCCGCATGCATGGGACAGAACGGTGCAGATATATTCGAGAGCACCTTGGAAAACGTTCAGAAGAATTTCTGTATAGTTTCCTGATCGACCATATGAGCATTTCTCAGGTTGCGGGGCAGCGCAAGCGTGATCGGCGTCAGATTTCTGGCGCCATTGAATTGCTGTTAGGGCAGCTGGCAGACGTATATGCAGAGATGCCTGGAAAACTGTGGTTCAATATCGAACCTAAAAAAGACGATAACTGATTTTTTAGAGTTATCTTGACTGTCCACAGATAATCTGTCTATTCTGGTATCCTATTCGAAGTCGTGTGCCTGAGAGGGCCACGGCTTTTTTTTATTTCCGAACAATACGAGCATACTTATGGGCAAGCGGCGGAGTATCTGCCGGGGCTCTATTGTGCTGCGCGGGAAAAAGCCGGTTCTGGTTTTAGGTGTTGATGGGCCTGAATGCCTTGTTGTTCAGTTGATCAACACCAATCCTCCTTATCATCGCAGTGATGTTGATCTGGGCGGCAGCGGTTTGCTGTTGCGCAATCGCATTGCACGTGCGGCACGTGTTGCCCGCGTGGCGCGGAGTGCATTGCGCCGTATGGCTGCCGACATTGGCCCGGCAGCAGAAGCGGATGTGCTGCGTGTAGAAGCTGCGGTGCAACGGGAAATGATGCTCCAGACAGGTGAACAAATTTCTGCAGGCACAATTCGCTCCAGCTGGAGGCCCCCAAAGTGGGGTGGTTGCGGAAGAAAAATTGGCGGTGCGCCGTCTGATTAAGCGAAACCCCCGCGCTGCGTGAACAGCCGGGGGTTTCTTTTTGTCCACCCCTGATTGACCCAGGAATGAACGTGTCTGATCTTAAAGATATCTGGCGTTTGGTACAAGTCATGAATGAAATTAAAGCATGGCGCTTCACTGTGATTATGCTTGTTGCTCTAATCACTGGTCTCGCATTTGCCATCGAAAAAGCGCTCCCCGGTGTGGCTGCAATCATTCAGGCATGCCGGTAAAAAGACGCAATGATAACGCTGACTTATCTGGCACCCCAGTATTGGGCACCCGCAAGATAAGTCGTACAGCACCCCAAAAACCCGCAAGATAAGTGTAGTTATCTTGCGGATTTAATGGGGTGAAAAACACCACATAATGTATGGAAAACAAATGGTTAGCGGAGATCGTAACCGATCACCCGCGCCAGAGGCGGTGAAAGCCGCCCCAGTTTCTGCCGATGAGCTGTGCATCCGGACGTGGCTGCATAACCGTGGCGAGAACACGCGCCGCGCATACGAGAGAGACGTGCGCGACCTTCTGGCATTTGCCGGGAAATCACTTAACGAGATTGTGTTGCCAGACCTACAGGCGTGGTTTGACAGCATGGGCAATGCTTCCGATGCCACGCGCAGAAGAAAATTATCAGCCGTTAAATCTCTCCTTTCCTACGGCGCGGGGACTGGCGTTCTTTCTCATGATGCAGGATCTGCATTTCGCATAGCGCGAGGGAGAGACACGCTGCATGAGCGCATTCTCACCCGTGAGCAGGTGATTGCGCTGATTGACGGCGAAGAAGAGCCGCGCAAGCGAGCGCTGCTGAATGTTCTGTACCGTATGGGGCTGCGCATTTCAGAGGCCTGCGCTTTGCGTTGGCGAGATCTGACGCGCCGCCAGCAGGGCGCGGTTGCTTCCGTTTTCGGTAAGGGAAACAAGACGCGACCTGTGCAGGTTCCTGCCAAACTGTTCAAAGAACTCATGGCGCTCAGGGTTGATAGCGGGCCAGATGCGCCTGTTATCCCCGGCCATGATGGCTGCTCGCTCTCGAAAGATGCGGCGCATCGTGTCGTGAAGCGGGCAGCACGGCGTGCCGGATTGTCATCGCGTGTCTCAGCGCATTGGCTCCGGCACGCCCACGCATCGCACGCATTGGACAACAATGCGCCTGCCCACGTGGTTTGCGCCACGCTGGGGCATGCCTCTCTCGCTACAACCACACGTTACTCTCACGTGCGTGAGGGTGACGGCTCTGCAAAATATCTGGACTGACATCATGACAGACACACCCCAGCCCGTGGACGATGTGCCCGAGGGCTATATGAAAGATGCTCAAGGGCGTCTGGTTCCTGTTGCGCAGGTAAAGCCGCAAGATCTTCTGGAAGATGAGCTGGTTCGCGCCATTCATGCGCAAGCGAAGCTTCTGGCGAGAGAGTTGGCAGAATTCAAGAAGCGCGGTTTCAGTGAGGTTTCTGCGCTGCAATCTCTGCTGCATGAAAAATATCATGCCAAGCTTGGTGGACCGAAAGGCAATACCACGCTGAGTAGCTACGATGGCCGATTGCGCGTGTCTGTTTGCATGGGTGAGAGCATTTCTTTTGGGCCTGAACTGCAGGTTGCCAAGAGTCTGCTGGATGAACTTTTTGAGGAGTGGTCTGAGGGCGCGAACGCGAACCTAAAAACCATTGCGATGGAAGCGTTCGATGTGGGGAAAGAAGGTAAACTTTCCGCCACGAAAATCCTTGGTCTTCGCCGGCACAATATAGACGAGCCACAGTGGAAGCGGGCCATGGATGCTATTGCAGATAGCATTCGTATCGACAGCAGCAAGGCATATCTTCGGCTTCATAAGCGAGAAACGCCGGAGCAGGCTTGGCAAATGTTATCGCTGGATCTGGCAAAGGCATGAAGCGCTGGCTGACGGATGTGCTTTCTGCGCGGCGTGAGAATTTCAAACTGCGCCGGGAAATGGGCCGTAAATCTCGCCAGTTAGAAGAGCAGCACCGTGAAATACGGCGGCTGCAATACATCATCATAAAATCGGGGATGTCATGCGACGTAAAGAAATGAACCATTCTGGGGCTGTTGGCGCACGGCGACCACAAAAGCATGGCCCTGCGCGCGGCACCAAAATGACATCTGATTACAGTGTGTGGGCACGGGCAGCAGATCATTATGAGCGCCTGGCATCTCGTGCACGTTTTCCTGGTATTCGGGTGTGGGCTAAACAGCGTGCTCAGGAATGCTCTGCGCATGCCTTTGCTGTGCGTAATGGGTAAACTGCCAATTGGCTGATATTGATATCAAGCTGGATACATCAGAAGCCCAGCGCGCATTATCAGACATGCAAAAGCAAATCCCATTCGCGCAGGCCTCTGCATTGAATGATCTGGCATTTCAGATCATGCGCGGTGAGAACGATGCATTCAGCAAGATTTTCGAACATCCGCGCCCGTTTACGTTACGTGCAACACAGGTTGAAAAGAAGGCGACCAAAAGCGATCTGACAGCAGTTGTCTCATTGCGACCTGCTCAGGAACGATACCTGCAACCGTATGAGACAGGCGGAGATCATGCAACCAACGGCAACCAGGGTAACCTACTTGTGCCGGTTGATATCAAGCGCGATCCATATGGGCAGATACCACGAGCTACACTCAAGCGCGTCATGGCGCTCCTGAGTGCTCGCACTGACGTATATATTGACAAAGCACGTGGTCTGGTCTGGCAACGGTTGCCGGAGCCGAAACGCAAACGTCGGGGTAAAGCAGGATCTGGGCAGGGAGCTGAAAAACATAGGCGGCGGCTTCTTCTTCGCTTTGCTCCCAACAGGCCAGTCAATAAACGCCTAGGCTTTGCGGAGAGGGGCATGGAGATCGTCGCTACCCGAGGGGGTCAGGCATTGGCAGACGCCATCCAGAGGGCCGTGAGGACGGCGCGATGAAGCGCATGGCTGCTATGCGTTTGGATGGTGCCCCCTCCCCTAGGGGCTTGGGTCCTTCCTGGACCCCTTGAAACGCGGGGATTGCGCCAGCCCGTTTGTTCCCTAGATATGGCAATTTTTTTAGGTTGCAGTTGCAGGTGAGATAGTGACGACGATCAGCCAGAGCGAGGCGGCGCGCCGCGCTGGCATCAGCCGTCCCGCTATCAAAAAAAACATTGATGCCGGCAAGATTAAATCAGACGGCGGTCGCGTAATCCTTGCTTCTTTTGAGGAATGGATGACCACCCGTTCAGGGGTGCAACCAGACCCGCAACCGGATGCAACCAAGGTTGCAGAAGGAGAAGCCGCTGATCTGTTGGCAAAAGGGCTTATGCCCACGGCAACAGCGTTTCAGGTTGAGCAGAATTACAAGGCCCTCCAACGCAAGCTGGAATATGATCAGAAGTCCGGACGTGTTGTAGATGCTGACCTGATTGCCAAGGCCGTGGGTGCCAAGTTCGCCACAGTGAGAACAAAGCTTCTGGCCATCCCTGCAGAGCAGGCACCCACACTGGCACGGTGCAAAACGCCAAGGGAACTGCGGGACCGTCTGGAGAAACTGATCTTTCGTGCCCTAGAGGAACTGACGCTGGATGCAGATCCCACCAACGGATTATCCAGAGGGGTATAAGTTTTTCCTCCAGCTCCTAGACCGAGCACAGATTGAGAACCTGAAACCCCCGCCACGGCTGACGTTAAGCCAGTGGTCAGCTGAATATGCAGTGCTTTCTCGGGAGACAAGCGCACAGACCGGACGGTTTGAGGCTTACGTCTACCAGATCGGAATCATGGATGCGATTACGGATGATACCGTAGAGAAAGTGTCTGTGATGAAGTCAGCGCGTGTTGGCTACACAAAGATTGTGGATAATGCTGTAGGGTATTTTCTGCAGCAGGATCCATGCCCCATTCTGGTTGTGCAGCCCCGCGAAACTGACGCCGAGGATTACAGTAAAACGGAAATAGCCCCCATGCTCAGGGATACCCCTGTGCTGGCTGCCATTGCTCCGGACACCAAGGCCAAAAGTGGCGAGAACACTCTGCTGTCCAAGACGATGCGGAATGGCTCATCTCTGAAGTTGGTAGGGGCCAACTCTCCGGGTGGTTTCCGCCGTATCACCGTGCGTATCGTTATTTTTGATGAGGTGGATGGTTATCCGGTAGGTGGTGCGGGATCTGAAGGTGATCAGATATCTCTTGGTTCCAAGCGTTCAGAGACATTCTGGAACCGCAAGATCATCGCAGGATCCACACCCACGGTTACAGGCCTGAGCCGAATAGAAAAACTCTATGAGGAAGGAGACTGCCGCCAGTTTCATGTTCCATGCCCGCATTGCGGAGATATGCAGGTTCTGGAATGGGGTGAAAAGGAAACCCCATATGGCATAAAATGGGACTGTGACGAGAAGGGAAAGCCGCTACCGGAAACGGCCTATTACGTGTGTCGGCATAACGGCTGCATCATCACAGAAGCCGAAAAGGCCGATATGGTGGCAAAAGGGAAGTGGATAGCTTCCAAGCCCTTCAAGGGGCATGCCTCTTTCCATATCTGGACAGGCTATTCCCTTTCTCCCAATGCCACATGGGCAAAGCTGGTGGAGGAATGGCTGGATGTTTATCGGGATCCAATCCGGCGCCAGACATTCATCAACACAACCCTTGGGCTTCCTTATGAGGATAAAGGGGACGGTGCTCTTAATGAGCTGTCACTGGCTGCACGCGTAGAGGTCTGGGAAGGCGAGGTGCCTTTCGGTGTCGTGGTTCTGACAGCCGGGGCAGATACGCAGGACGACCGTATTGAAATAGAGGTTGTCGGCTGGGGCCGTAATGAGGAACGCTGGTCCATCGCTGTTATTGTGGTGGATGGTGATCCTGAAATGCCCGAAACCTGGGCACGCGTGGACGATGTGCTGAAGCGCACATGGTACCGTGCGGATGGCAGACCATTCACCATTATGGCGGCGTGTATCGATTCAGGCGGCCATCACACCCAGAGGGTGTATGAATTCTGCCGCGCTCGGCTTGGCCGTCGCATTTGGGCGATCAAGGGTGAGTCTGCACGTGGGGGTGCTAGATCTCCAGTGTGGCCAACCAAACGGCCCAGCGCACGTAACAAGGCAAGCTTTCGTCCCGTCATCATTGGGGTGAACGCCGCCAAGGATGTCATCAGGGCGCGTCTGCATCTGCCGCAACCAGAGCCCGGTCAACCAGCCCCAGGGTATATGCACTTTCCGGCAGACCGGGATGTAAACTATTTCGCGCAGATGGTGTCCGAGAGGTCTGTGCGTAAAAGCATCAACGGCACAATCGTGCGTGTTTGGGAGCTTTTGCCAGGGCGACGGAATGAAGCGCTGGATATCGCGGTTTACAGCTACGCTGCCCTCTGCGGTCTGATTTACATGGGCCTGAAGCTGAACAAACGGGCCGATGCCTTGGAAGCCGAAACAACAGAACATCCACCCGCACCAGAGCCAGTGCAGGAAGAGGTGGATCCTTTCGCGGAAGAACCTGTGAAAATGGCAATCACTGATACGCCGGCTCAGGGAAAAACCGCAGAACCGAAGAAGAAAATGACCCGCATGGAACGGCTTGCTGCCAAACTTGCAGGGTAGGGGATAACAGAATGTGTGGTTATGGCCCGTTTGGGTATCGTTTACCGCAGGCTCATTTTGAGCCAGCCAGTAGCCTCTTGGCAGGACTGAGCAAGGCGCAGCTGCAACAGGCGCTAACCAACTGCCAGATGGCCCTGATTGCCCTGCAGGGTGGTCAGCGTGTGGCTTCTGTCAGCTACTCTCAGGGTGATGGCAGCCGTGCTGTCACGTACAGTCAGGCAAATGTTGGAGATCTATCTGCGATGATCAAAACATTGCAACGGCAGCTTGGTATGCCAGGCACACGCAGGCGTGCACTTAGGCCGGTGTTCTAATGGGGCTGCGCGATACATTCGCGCGCTTGTTCAGTAATGATGCAGGAAAAAAGAGCCCTCCCTCTCGCCGGGGGTTCAGTGCTCTTACAGGTTGGCCAGGTCTGCCGTATGACGCGGCAGATATTTATGGACAACGTATGCAGGGGTGGAATCCTCCCCTGTTTTCTGCCGATACTGAACGTAGCCCGTGGCGTAACCGGATTGTCAGCCGTGTGCGCGATCTGGTGCGCAATGATGGCTGGGCTTCCGGGGCAGTCACGCGTGTTCTGGATAATGCTGTGGGCGTCACGTTACGTCCGATCAGCAAACCAGATTATCGCTTTCTTGCCCATATTACCGGCAACTCGGCGTTTGATGCCACATGGGCGCATGAGTTTGCGCGTGCTGTAGATAGCAACTGGCGCTCATGGGCGAATGATCCATTGCGGTTCAATGATGCCGAACGGATGCTGACGTTCTCCCAGCAAATGCATTTGGCATTTCGCCATCTCATCGTGGATGGGGATGCATTGGCCCATATCCCGTGGCTGGAGGAGAATATCGGTCTGGGGCGCGCCAGATATGGCACAGCAGTGCAGATCATTGATCCAGATAGGCTCAGCAACCCGCAGAACCAGTTTGATCTCAAAAACATGCGCAATGGGGTTGAGATCAATGATGCAGGCGTTCCTATCGCCTATCACATCCGGAACGCCCATGAGTGTGACTGGTATAGCGCATCAGAGGCGGTAACCTGGTCTCGTATCCCGCGGGAAACATCGTGGGGACGCCCGCAGGTTGTGCATTTCTTTGAACATCATCGTGGTGGCCAGCATACGGGCGGAACAGGAATGCTCACGCCTGTCCTGCAACGCCTGAAAATGCTGATCAAATATGATGGTGCTGAAATGGACTCAGCCATCCTGAATGCCATTTTCGCGGCGTATATTGAAAGCCCATATGATCAGGGGATGACTGCCGAGGCATTGGAAGGAGGGGATGAAACACTAGGTGCATATCAGGAAATGCGCGGGGTGTTTCATAAGCAGCATAATATTTCCATGCAGGGATCACGTTTGCCAATCTTGTTCCCTGGCGAAAAGATCAACACAGTCACTGCGGCCCGTCCCGCCAGCAACTTCAGGGAGTTTGAAAGAGCAACCCTGAACAACATCGCCAGTGGTGCTGGCCTTGCACCCATGCAGCTCAGTAACGACTGGTCCGATGTCAATTATTCATCGGCTCGTGGTGCGCTGCTGGAGGCATGGAAAACCATGAAGCGGCGGCGCGAAGAATTCTCCATAGGGTTTGCTTCTCCCGTGCGTCTGGCATGGCTGGAAGAGTCCATGGAGGCCGATAACCTGCCGTTGCCTGCAGGCGCTCCCAGCTTCCTAGAGGCGCGGCATGCTTATGCACGGTGCCGATGGCTTGGTCCTGGTCGCGGCTGGATTGATCCAGTTGCCGAACGCCAAGGGGCCATTCTTGGCATGGATGGTGCGCTGTCCACTCTGGAAGATGAATGCGCTGAAAATGAAGGGCGCGATTGGGAAGAGAACGTTGCCCAGCGTGCAATCGAAATGCAGGCCTTCAAAGACCGTGGCTTGCCATTGCCTGAATGGAGCGGCGGAGATCCAGCAGACAAAGCAGATAAGAAACCGGACGCAGAATGAAACAATACGCGCATACACAGGCGCTGATCGGGGCACCGCTGGCGCTTTCCAGCCGCAAGCTGGATATTGTCCGGGGGCTCTTGGCCAGCGGTGCCGATGATAAAGCACTGTTCGGCCCTGTTGATGATGATGCCCGCTATGCAGCCCAAAGCATCACAGAGAATGTTTCGGGCATTGCTGTCATATCCATCAAGGGCATTTTGCTCCCAGGCAGCAGCAATGGCTGGTGGTGGGGTGGTGCAACTTTCTACGATGACATCAGCAACGCCATCAATTTGGCTGCACAGGATGAAACTGTTCGCGGTATTATCCTACATGTGAACAGCCCAGGCGGTGCTGTTGCCGGCTGCTTTGATACGGGAGACCGCATTTACGCAGCGCGGGAAAGCAAGCCCGTAATTGCAATTGTGGATGAGCAGGCCTGTTCTGCCGCATATGCTCTGGCCTGTTCTGCAGAAAAAATTGTCCTGCCGCGCACGGGTGAGGTGGGATCAATCGGTGTGGTTTATCTCCATGCTGATATCACGAAATTTCTGGATGAAACGGGCATCAAGGTCACGACATTTCAGACCGGGGCACGCAAAACGGATACATATCCAACCACGCCCATGTCCGAAGATGCCCAGAAAATCATCCAGAGCGACATTGAGAGCATGGGCAAGCTGTTTTTTGAAACAGTGGCACGAAACCGTGGGTTGTCTGCACAAGATGTGCAGGACATGGAAGCCGCCGTTTTTTATGGGCAGGATGCCGTATCTGCAGGTTTGGCAGATGCTGTCATGTCACGCGATAGCGCCTTTTTAGATTTTCTGGCGCATCTGAAGTAAATTTTCCATATCGGAGAAAATAGAGCATGCCAAAACCAGCGCTGATGAGCAGCTCTGCTATCAGTCCATTTGCGCATCTTGCTTCCTCTGGAGTAGGTGCAAATGCTGCCGGCAGCAGCGCAACCCCTGCAGCTGAGGCCGATCCAGAAAACAAGGATCCTGATAGCGAAGACAATCAGGAAGATACGGGTGGCAAAAATGGCAAAAAATCCAAGCGTGCCGAAGATACGGACAATGAAGATCCGGACGGCACCGATGATGACGATGAGGATGACGAAAAGGACCCGAAGGCCCGCGCCATCCGCATGCGCGAACGTGGCCGGTGCGCTGCCATTTTCCGTTCTGCCGCTGCCGGCCGCAATCCTGCTGCCGCTGCTGAAATTGCATTTGGCACCAGCATGACGCGTACGGCAGCAGTCAACCTGTTGCGCACGGTTGCTCCCGCAGCATCTGCACAGCAGGAACCTGCACCCGCCGCAGATCAGGCAGGCTACGCTGCACTGCGCACGCGCATGCAGAACGAAGGGCATGCCCCCGTAGCCCCGCAGGGTAGCAGCCAGCAAGATGAACGCCCTGGAGCCCGCATGGTCCGCTTGAACCATGCCCGTATGGGAGGTAGCCGATGAGCTATGGTTTTTACCCCAGCGCACAGCAGGTTGTGTTTGTTCCGGATCAGCTCATTGCCGGAAACCTCAAGCTGGTCACGGAGACAGTCACCTTTGCCGAAGGCAACACGCTCCAGCGGGGTCAGGTTGTCGGGCAGGTAACTGCTACCGGAAAATATATCCCGTGCGTCAAAACGGCTACAGACGGGTCCCAGACCCCATGCGGTATTGTAGTTGATGAGGTAGATGCCTCTGCGGCTGATGCCACAGGTGCCATCTATGAGATGGGCGAGTTCAACTCGAATTACATGATCTTTGATGCAAGCTGGACGGTGGATACCCTGAAACCGGCTCTGCGTCAGTTCTCCATCTTTGTGAAGACCGGAGAGTCCAACGCTATCGTGTGATAGCGTTTTTCCAATAGTTTCAGGAAAATACTGAATGTCCGGAACAACCGGCGCAGCAGGGGTGCAGCAGGCACTTCTGCCGCTGCTCAGTGCATATAGCGTAGCTGAGCTCGTTTATTTTGTCCAAAATGCCAAAACAGCACAGACCTTCCTGCTGGACAATTTCTTTCCTAATATCGTGGAATCTGATGCGCCAGAAGTGGCGATTGATGTCGATGTTGGTAAGCGGCGTATGTCGCCTTTCTGCTCCCCCTTGGTCGAGGGGAAAATGGTGGAAAGTCGCCGGTGGCAGACCAACCTGTTCAAGCCTGCTTACGTTAAAGACTGGCGTAATCCAGATCTGTTGAAACCCGTGCGCCGGAACATTGGCGAACGGTTGATGGGTGGCATGACCCCGGCACAACGTCTGGAAGCCAATCTCGCGTATGAGATGACAGACCAGATTGATATGATCAATCGTCGCCTGGAATGGATGGCAGCGTCTGCTCTGGTGTACGGGACAGTCACCGTTAAAGGCGAAGGTTACCCGGCAACAGTCGTTGATTTCCAACGTGATCCAGCCCTTACCATTGCGCTTACAGGTGCTGCTCAGTGGGGGCAGAGTGGTGTTTATCCTTCGGATTACATCACAACCTGGGCAGCCTTGGTCTTACAGAAGTCTGGTATCGCACCGCGAGACATCGTGTTTACAAATTCCACATGGAATGCGTTCAAAAGCGATATCAAGGTTCTGAATGCCATTATCTGGCCTGGTAAGGTGGGTGGCTCCGATGTTGATCTCGGTGGCCGCGTTGATAAGGGCGCCATCTTTATGGGGAAATGGGGCCAGTTTAATCTTTGGCTGTATAACGACTGGTATGTTGATCCAGATACAGATGAAGAAGAACCCATGATCCCGGATGGGACGGTTATTCTGACAGGCCCTGGTCTGGAAGGTACCCGTGGTTTCGGTCTTATTCTCGACCCTGCTTTTGCCTATGGTGCGCTCGCTTACGCACCAAAGATTTGGTACAAAGAAAACCCTGCAACCATCAATCTGATGATGCAGTCTGCTCCAATCGTCATTCCTTCTCGTGTGAACTGCTCCTTGTCGGCAACCGTCATGGAAGCGGGTGCTGCAGTGTCTGGACCGACAGGAACCTGATAAATGACAGAACAAAACACAACGCCTGATGCACCCAAGAAGAGTGTGCAGAAGGGCGACACAGTTGATGTCGTCACGCTTATCCCTGTTTATCCGCAGGTTGGGCGCCGTCCGTGGCCTGTAGGCACCAAGATGCCTGTTCCCAAATATCGTGCAGATCTGTGGGTAGCGCGCAAGATTGCCCGTGTGGCCCGTGATGGTGAGCAGCCTGCTCCCAATACATTGCAGGCCGCATCCATGCCGCCTGCGCCGGACATGAAAGCACCACCGGCTACACAGGCCTGATATGGTCGGCCCAGTAGATTGGGATCAACTGGTTCTGGCCCCATGCCAGAATGTGTTCGGGGAGGAAGTCCAATGGATTTCCTCCCTCAATCCAGATCCTGTTCCCGTTACCGGTATTTTCGATAATGGCTATAAAGCCATGCCACTCGAAATTGTGGACGGCCTTTCTCCAACGCATGTGACTACGGCAGATGCGCGGTTAGGTGTTCAACTCTCGCAGTTTGTGTCAGCACCACAGCAGGGTGATCTTTTCGTCATACGCGGGAAACAATACCGTGTGCGTGAGGTCCAGCCTGATAGCCATGGTGCTGCTGACATTCTGCTGAACAAGGCGGACGGTGAAAATGCTGTATCGGGTCATGTTCCGCGACAAAATTGCGGCATTGCTCCGGAAGACTACTGACGCCGGACAAAGTGTTTTTACGCATCGCACGGCACCTGTAAAACCAGAAATGCTTCCGGTTATCTTTGTTGCCATACCTTCCGAAACGGGCACGTCATTTGGGCGTGCTCAACCGGGCTTCAATAAGATTGTAAAAGTTGAGGTTGTGGCAAAAGTTGCTGGTGGCACTCCCGAACAGGTTCGGGAGAATATGGACCATATCGCCGAGCAGATCGAAATGTCCGTGATGTGCGATCAGGATCTGCAAAGATCTATATCGCAGGTAACAGATTTCAATCTGGAACAAGGTTTGCTGGATGAGGCGGAAGATCATCTGGGTGCTGTAAAAATCACATTCGGTCTGGAATACCAGCAGGACTACCCTGTTCCCGGTGTAGATCTTCAAGAAATTACTGGCCGTGTAGGTACTGCGGATGAAGGCATGACCACTCCCGGCCTGCGCGTTGATTTTCCTCAATAGGAATTCTCCATGTTTGTAAAACCGGCACAGGGCCGATCGGTCCGGTGGCCTGGCACAAAGCGCCTGCTGAATGCAGCAGGTGAAAATGTGCCCGACACAAGCTTCTGGCTGCGTGCGCTGGCGCGTGGCGATGTGCAGAAAGCAACCCCAACAACCAGCCAGAGCGTGCCGGCTGCAGCCCCTGCTCAGGCGCAAACAGACAAGGGGGCGTAATTGACTGTTACAATCCCCGGTTATTCAGACAATAACCGTGTTCCGGGCTTCTATTTTGCCTTGGATAATTCTGCAGCCAATACTGCCAGCGCTGCACGGCGCGTCATTATTGTTGCCCAGATGCTTAGCACTGGCAGTGCCACTGCTAACGTTGCCGAGATATCTGGAGGCTATTCAGACGCTGTAGCCAAATATGGACTTGGCTCCCAGTGTGCATTGATGGTCAAAGCCTACCGTGATCTGGATAGCTCCGGTGAACTGTGGGTGCTGCCTCTGGAAGATGATGCCGCCTCAAAAGCGGCCAGTGGCACATGGGCCATTACTGGCACAGCAACAGCTGATGGTACACTGCCTCTGTATGTTGGGGATGTTCTGATCCCGGTAGGCGTTTCCTCTGGGGATACAGCCGCAACAGTTGCCGCCAATGTGATCACTGCAGCCAAGTCTGTTACCACGCTGCCAGTTTCCCTTACTGCATCTAATGGAACAATCACGGCAACGGCCTTGAACAAAGGCTTGGCCGGGAATGATATCCTGTTGGGTTCCTGCCTGTTGGGCACCGCTGGGGGGCAGTCTGTTCCTGCAGGCTTGTCTGTTGCCATCACCCAGATGTCTGGTGGCACACAAAACCCCACCACGCTGGCTACAGCACTGGCTAATCTGGGGGAGCGTGTCTATGACCTCTATGCCCATCCGTATGTCGATACAGCGAGCCTGAACGCGTTCAAGCAGCTGTTTGACAATACAAGCGGTAACTGGTCTCCCATGAGGCAGCTTTATGGTCACCATATCGCAGCGTATCGTGGCACATATGGGCAGGCAACAGCGTTCGGCATTACGCAGAATGATCCGCACGGCACCATCATGCCTATTTCGGATAGCCCATCTTCTCCCATGATCTGGGCTGCCCAGCTGATGGCTGTTACGGCAGTGTCCATGCGGGAAAATCCTGCCCTTCCTGTTCGCGGCCTATCCCTTTCCGTTTTGCCACCAACGGATGCAGGGCGCTTCACATTCGATGAGCGTGCCAGCCTGCTGTATGATGGCCTGTCCACCTTCACCGTGGCCGATGATAATACGGTACTGACGGAACGTCTGATCACAACCTATCAGACCAACAGTGCGGGTGTGTCCGACAATAGCTATCTGGATATTGAACGTCTTCTGACGGCAGAAGTCTGCCTGCAGGATATGCGTTCGTATCTGGCATCCACGTTTAATCGGTTCATTCTGGTTGTTGATGGCAGCAAAATTCCTGCTGGCGCGAAGGCAACTACGGCACAGTTGGTCGGAAAAGCCGCAGCAGCCCGCTACAACTGGCAATGCCAGCAGCTCTGGGCGCAAGACCCCAGCACGTTCTCTGCCAATCTGGTCTCTGAAAATGCCGGGAATGGTGTGGTGAAAATGCTGCTGCCATTCAAATTTGCTGATCAGCTCTGGGTTATCGCAGGCGATGCCCAGTTTGTGACATCCTGAACGGGGAAAATATGTCGGGTTCTCTTTATCGCGGCCCCCTAGCGGGTGTCGCATCCCTTACAATCAATGGTGTGCCGTTTAACGTAGTGGGGGAACTGCAATGGCAGCCCTCAGGAAACCAGAATGAAACCCTCAAAGGTCAGACAACCGTTGAGGGTTTTTCGTCCATGCCCAACCAGGGGTTCATTCAGGCAACCCTGCGTGACCGCCGGGATATGAAGATTTCTGACTTGCAGGGCGGCAGTGGTTTTGACGTGGTGGCAACCTTGGCAAATGGCAAGATTATTACGTGTGTCAATGGCTGGCAGGTTGAAGTCATCAACGTCAACACTCAGGAAGGCACGTTTGAATTCCGGGTGGAAAGCGACACCATGACCGAGGATACTGTATCGTGACCATGCTGAGCGATGAAGATGTTCTGTCTGCCATGAGTGATCCTCAGGAGGAAGTTGTCGAGGAAATTCCTGGTGTTTTTCATCTGGAAAAGCCGATTACAATCAAGGGTGGAGAAACATTCGAAACCCTGAAATTGCATGAGCCTGCTGTGTTTCATGCGCTACAGGCCACCAAGGTTATTGGTCGCAAACCTACTCTGGAAAGCATTTATGATTCCCAGATCAGTATGGTTTGCCAGATCAGTAAATGGCCTCGTCTAGCCGTAGATCAGTTGCCCTCTCATATTCTGGATGCAGCAACTGACTTCCTTGGTCATTTTGAGGAAGATGCACGGCGGAACCCTGACGAGGAACCGGATCTCACACCAGAACTGACGATCACGTTTAAGCCTGGCATTGAGGCTGTGGGCAAAACCTTCAACGTTATGGAACTGCGTGAGCCGGTAGTGTCAGAACGCCGTGCATTCAAATCGTTTGAATCACGCCAGACGTTTGAAGGGCTCATGTCTGGCGAGATCGATCTCGTAGAACGGATCAGCTGCTGGCCAAAGGCAGCAGTCCTCAAGATGCCGATTAGTAAGTTTGCTCGTGCAGCGGATTATCTGACCGGTTTTTTTATGCATGGCCGGACAACTGGGAACAACTGACCGCAGATCTCTGCACCGTGTTCTCGGGCTGGTCTCTATCTGATGTTGAAGGGCTGAGCGGTAGCCAGATGATGTTCTGGGTAAAGCAGGCCAACCGTATAGCGGAAAAACAGCGCAAGGAGAGCATGGCCCGTGGGCGCAGCCGTTAGTCTTACGCTCAGTGCCAATGACAAGCTCAGTCGCAAGCTGGATGGCATCAATAACAAAATAGCCTCTCTGCAGGCTCCAGTGCGTCATGCACAGCGGAGCCTAAAGAGGTTTTTTGATATCACCGGCGTTACGCGCATGCGTAAGGGCATGGCAGATCTATCGCGCTCTACATTGAGCGCATTTAGATCTGTCGGGCGTCTGGTGCCTGAAATGGGTATCCTTACCAGCGCATCCTCTATTGCTGGTGTGTACAAGCTGGCTTCTGCCTGGGCTACTTTTGGCACTAATCTGCGCACAACTGCGCGTAGTATCGGAATGAACCCGGGCCGGCTGATGGCGCTGCGCAACGCGGCTCGGCTTTCGGGAGGATCTGCCGATGCCATGAGCAGTGCCCTGGGGCAGCTTTCTACCCAGAAGTGGGAAGCCGTAAACGGGTTTGCTCCAGAAGCTGCTGCACAATTTCAGGCGCTGGGCATCAGCATGAAAGAGCTGAAGCAGCTTTCCCCAGATCAGATTTTTGCCCGTATTGCTGCCCGCATCCGGTCTCTCAAAACACCAGCGGCCCAAACAATAGCAGCTACCAAACTGTTTGGAGAGGCAGGGGCAGGGCTGCTTCCAATCTTCCAGCAAACAGGGCGCGCGTTCCAAGATAACATTCGTCTGGCCAAACGCTATGGCGTGATGAATGAGGAAGGGGCCGATGCAGCAGCCAAGCTGCAAAAGTCCCAGCAAGAGCTTTCTATGGCTGTGGAGGGGTTTGGATACTCCATAGCTCAGACGTTAGCACCAGTTATCACTCCCGTGCTGCACCAGATGGCAGAATGGATTGCAGCCAACAGGGACTGGATAGCGCAGGATCTGGCAGGTTACGTCAGACGTGTGGTGAAATGGCTGCAAACAGGTGGCTGGGATAAGATAAAATCCCAAATTTCTGGCGTAATGCAGCATATAAAAAGTGTCGTTGACTATCTGGGAGGATGGAAAGCTGCTGCAAAAGATGCATTTATTGGCATAGCTGTTCTATGGGCCGCGCCAGTTATTACGGGTATTGCATCACTCACATGGGGGTTGCTGGAGGTTAGCAAGGCAGTCGGAGGCATTGTTGCCCAGCGTGGCGGTTTAAGCCGCGTGATGACATTGCTTGCAGCGTTCCAAGCATGGAAAACGCTTCAGCAAGGAACGACGCCAGATCAACAGGCCGCAAATAGAGATTGGATAGAAAGTCTGCCGGGTGTCTCTCAAATTGAAAGCGGTTACGCATGGATGTTCCGGAAGATCTACGGTTATGATCCTCCAGGCTATGGATCTTCAGCCCAAGATCAACTTCGTGGTGGAAACCTTGTCGGATATTTGCGCCAGAATAACCGTCTAGGAATCAATGATAATGCCATTATAGGCACAGCCGCGGCAGGCGTTGCAGAATCACATCTTGATCCAAATGCAGCTAATCCAGTTTCATCAGCGCGGGGTGCCTATCAATTTCTGCAAGGCACACGTGATGAAATTCTTAAGGAGCAAGGCATAGATGTATGGGGAGCTGATGTGCCTACCCAAACACAGGCTGCCCTTGCTTATTACAAAAAGCATTATCCATCGCAGTTTGCGCGGTTTGCCACCTCTCGTAGTCCCGAAGAGGCAATGAGCCGCTTCACAACGGATTTTCTGCGACCAGGAGACGGAACGCTAGATGATATCCAACGTGGTCGCGGGTTCATTTCTGGGTTTCAGGCGGATCTTTCTTCCAGACCAGCAGCTTTAACAGATGCTTCTGCAGGGAAGGTGCAAATGGATGTGCACGTTACTGCGAAAACACCAGCAGGCACCACGGTAAAAGCAACCAGCCGTAGCGATAATCTGCATGTTGCCAGCGTTAAGCAGCAACGTGCGATGGATCCTGAAAACAGTTCCATAGGGAATTAACGCCATGTCCGGCACACTTACCACTCTGGCAGAAGAGTATTTGCAATGCTCCTTCTGGGGCGTTCCGTTTGTTGTGCTGGGCAGCGGCGGGCAGGCAGGCCGCAAGCAGGCTGTGCATGATTATCCATACCGTGATGGCGTATGGACAGAAGATCTGGGGCGCCGTGCCCGGATGTATCATGTGCGTGGGTTTGTGTGCGGGCCTGAATATATGGCGCAGAGAGATCTGCTGATTAACGCAGCAGAAGCGGCAGATGCCGGTTTGCTGGTTCACCCAACACTTGGGATTTTGCGGGTTACATTAAGCAATTTCTCATGGATGGAACCAGACGGCATTATGGGCCGTATTGATGTTGATTTCGATTTTCTGGAACAGAAAAACTATCTCAGCACAATCATTCAAACATCTCTGGATGCAGCCATTGGCGCGGCAGCTTTGGCCGCACAGATGGTCGGCAGCACCACGTATTCAGGTGCGGTCACATCATCCCTGTCTGTTGGCAGCCCGGTTATTTCCGCAGCTCAAAGCGTTGTTGGTGGATGGGGAAACTTGGCCAGTTCTGCCATACGTTCACCACGTGTAAACAGTGCGGCCATTGCTACGCTACCAGGCAATAATGGGCGTTATGCTGCGGGGAATGCCGGGACAATAGATAGCACGGCAACCGTTGATTCCGTCCTGCAGAATCTAACAGCTTCCCGAACGAAAATTGATAGCCTGATTGAAAATGCCCAAGAGCAAACTACAGCAACTTCCCTAGCTGATGCTGTGCTGAATGTTACCGAGCAACTGCGTCAAGCCATCAATGATCCGGGCACGCAGATTAGCGTATTGCTGCCAATGGCCACGTATAAGATTGATGTTACGCCATCATCAGCACCTATCGGATCCGCTATTGCCACGGCATCTACATCTACCGCGCAGATCTGCTGCTGGATGGCCTTTACGTCTATCGCGCTGGCATGTGCCACCTGGCAGCCAACATCAGCTGAGGAAGCAGAAAACCTACGGTTGCGTGTGGCTACCTTGCTGGATGATGCCGCCACAGAGGCAGCAGATGCAGGGCTTGATGATATGTGGCGGGCTCTTCGCTCACTTCGTGTTCAGGTCACAACAGATCTGTCGCAGCGTGCAAGCCAACTGCCTGACCAGATTACCGTCACACGCAACGCACCGGTTCCAGCTCTGGTTCTGGGGCAGCAGCTATATGCAGATGCCAGCAGGGCGCCAGATCTGATCCGGCGGGCAGATCCCATACATCCCGCATTTATGCCCACGCAGTTTGAGGCTTTGTCTTCCTGATGTCTGTGCTTTCAACAGTATCTGAATTTGTTGGCTATGATCAGACAGCATCCAATGCAGTTTCAATCACAGTCAATGGGAACCAAATTTCAGGCTGGGGTAGAGTTTCCATTCGCATGGGGGTGGATATCATGCCCTGGACAGCCATGCTGGAAACAACTCTGTATCAGCCAGATACAGGAGCCAGCGTGGATATCCCTGCCGGAGCGGCGTGTGTTCTGTCTATTGGCGGAGATACGGTGCTTACCGGATACGTGCAGAGCGTATCAGAAGAGCTTACGCCGCAGGAGCACGTATATCGTGTGGTCATTGCTTCCAGATCGGTGGATCTGGTGGAATGCTCGGCTGAGTTTTCCACATACCAGATGAATAACACAACGGCCTTGGGCATTGCCCAGCAGGTTTGTCAGCCATTTGGCATCAGTGTTTCAGCGGTAGGTGGGGCGGGCGATATCCAGATACAGCAGTTTTCCGTTATTCTGACGGAAACTGCCTACGAGGTTATTGAACGCGTATGCCGTTTGGCAGGCTGTATTTTCTATGATCAGCCTGATGGCACCATTGTGCTCAGTCCTGTTGGAACAACGGTTGCCAGTGGAGGCGTGCAGCAGGGCGTTAATATGGAACGGCTTGTTTCTCTTTCATCATTGGAAGGCCGTTTTTCCAGTGTGCAAGCCATTATTCAAAACCCGGCCATTTTGTTTACGCCTCCAGCTGATGGGGACAAACATGCTCAGCAAATGCAGGCGCAAACAGCACCAGTTAATGCCAGTGCATCAGATCCGGGTGTCCCACGCCGAAGGCCACTCCTTATCCCGGTGGAGTTGGCCGATGATAATTACAGCGTTGCGCGTAAACGCGTGCAGTGGGAAGTGGCACGGCGCTATGGGCGTTCCCAGGTGATTGAGGCAACTGTTAGCAGCTGGCGGGATGGATCAGGTACATTGTGGGCTCCCAATACGCTCATCCCTCTTACACGCGCGTCTAGCAGCCGGAATGATCTGCTGTTGGGCGAATTGGAACTAGTGCAGGGAGAAGACGGAACGCATGCCAATATGGTGTTGATGCCATCTGATGCATTTGTTCCAGAGCCCTTGGTGCTTCCTGCTGAACAGAATGAAGTTACCGCAGCAGTGAGCAGGGACTGATGGCATCTCCTTTACAGCGCCTTGGGCGCCGGGTGATGATGGCCTTGGGTCTGGCACGCCAGACATCAGATACAGATGAAAGCAAATCCACACCTACCATGCAGCTGGCATTGGCTGCTGGTGAAATGCGCTCTGACGTTCCCCTCATGCAGCAATATGGTTTTCGCAGCAGGCCAACGTCCGGTTGTGATGCTGCTGTCCTGTTTCAAGGTGGCGATAGAACACGGGGCGTTGTGATTGCCACAGGTGATCAACGTCATCTGCCTCCCGGTCTACAGCCTGGAGAGGTTTGTCTTTTCCACCCAACGTCAGGAAGCTCCATCATCCTGAAGGAAGATGGCAGCATTTCTATTGATACCGGTAAGAACAAAATCAATGTGACCTGCGGTGGTATGGATGTTTCAGGAGACATAACCTCTACGGGAACAATCACCGGGAAGAAAGACGTTGTGGCTGGCAGCATCAGCCTAACAGACCACACGCATCCAGTTACGGATGCACCAGGTGAAACAGGCGCGCCAGAGGGATAATATGGACATTGCAATCCGCTGGATACCAAATGAATGCTGCGGCGATTTTGTTATTGAGGGCGGAGATATTGCGCTTGATAGCCCGTTAAAATCTGCGGTTATGGTCAGTCTGTTTACTGACCGCGTGGCACCAGAAACAGTTACGGCAGATGCGGCTGCAGTTGGCATTCGTGGCGCTCCAGACGCCGCTGGTTCCAATAAGGAAGATCGGCGCGGCTGGTGGGCAGATGCGTATGCAGAAATGCCTATTGGATCTCGCCTATGGCAAATGGCGCGTACCATTAAGGCTGACCAAACGTCTGCGCTGCGTGAGGTTGAGGCCATATGTTACGAAGCACTGGAATGGCTTGTAACGGACGGTGTGGCTCAATCGATTAACGTGACGGCAGAATGGGCCAGTGGATCCGCGCCAGCACTTCTATTCACAGTGAAAATTACGGAACCTGGAAAAACGGCCACGCAGGAATTCCTGTTCTCGTGGGCATGGGAAGGGATGAGCTAGTAGATGCCATATGCACGGCCTACGCTGACGCAGCTGCGCCAGCAGGCATTACAGGATGTTCTAGACGGCGGAATCAGCAATGTTTCCGCCGTTTTGCGTTTTTCTGTCATCACTGTCATTACCTATGCCTTAGCTGGGCTGGCGTGGCTGCATTATGGATACCTGGACTGGATAGCCAAGCAGGCCGTGCCATGGACGGCTACAGACGAGTATCTGGCCGCATGGGGGGCATTGAAGGGGATTTACCTGAAGGATGCCACAGCGGCTTCTGGTAGCGTTACATTCACTGTCACTGGTAACAACATTATTCCGGCCGGAACCACAATCATTCTAGGCGGGGCGCTTTCAGCCATAACGACTGCAGATTCAGTTACGATAAATGGTCAAACAGTTGCCCAGGCTGAGTGCTCCAGCACTGGCGCTGCCGGTAACATTGCAGCCGGATCTCTGGCTACGTTGTCCAGCCCAGTTGAAGGTGTGCAGACGACTGGATCCGTTAGCACTGCCTTTACTGGTGGGGCAGATATTGAAACGCAGGATGAGTTCCGTTCCCGCGTTCTGGATGCCTATCAGAACCCCGGTGGATACGGCACGGCAGCAGATTACAAGGAGTGGGCCGAAGCAGTGGCGGGCGTAACCCGTGCATGGGTTGTGCCTAACGGCTTTGGATCTGGCTCTGTAGTCATCTACGTTATGATGGATGATGCAAATGCTGCAGAGGGTGGCTTCCCACAGGGAACAGATGGCGCGTCCAGCAATGATACGCGCTATACAACTGCTACAGGTGACCAGCTCACGGTAGCAAACGCTGTATGGGAAAAAGAGCCGGCAACACCGCTAGTGGTTGTGTGTGCGCCAATTGCCCAGGCGACAGACTTTGTGATCTCAGATCTTGGGTCTGAGAATACTGAAGCCAATCAGGCCCTCATCAAAGCCGCTTTGCAGGATATGTTTCTGCGTTTGAGCGGCCCAGGTGTGACCATTCATGAAAATGCATGGCAAGAAGCTGTCGCGGCCATCGGGCTGTCGTCTTACGATATCACCAGTCCATCAGGCCCTATTGTTCCTGAAACAGCAGGGTCCATGCCTGTTCTTGGAACACTGACAACGGAGAGCTGATATATGGCGGCTCCTCTCTTCTCTGTTGAGAATTTCCGTAGCGCCGTTTTATCTCTCCTGCCGCGTGGTCCAATCTGGTCTCGTTCCGTTGATGGCGTTTTATACAAACTAGCTGGGATTTGGGCTCAGACTTTCCAACGCAATGGAGAGAGAGCTTCCAACCTGCTGACTGATGCATTCCCAGCTACAACAGATGAGCTTCTTCCTGAGTGGCAGAAAACGCTGGGGCTTCCCGATGCAGTTCAAACCACAGCACCTACGCTTGCACAGGCGCAAGGGCAGGTAGTGGCGCGGTTATGCGGTGATCAAAGTATCAGCATACCTGCATTGGAAGATCTGGCGAAAACACTTGGGTATAGCGCAACAGTTACGCCGTGCAGAGCATCTTATTTTGGCATGACATTTGGCTCTCCCTTTGGTGGGGAGGAGTGGAATTTTGTCTATGTCATCACTGTAGATTCACCCAGCACGGATGATCACACGGTGTTCGAATATGAAATGCGGCGCGCATCCCAAGCAGGAACAACCATATATTTTGAATATACAGGTTAAACGATGGATCTTTTAATCGCTCCTGGCACAGTTGATGCCAGCAAAGCTGATACTGCCCCAGAAACAGGAACACCTGGTTGGGCAACGGATGGAGATCCGGTTAAGCAAATTGCACGCACGGTTTTTCCTGCATATGCGTACAATGCCCTGTTGGCAGAAATATATAACGTTATTGTCGGAGCAAAATTAACTCCAGACAGAACGGATAATACGCAGCTGTTCAAGGCTATCAGTCAGATAGCTACAGGCTCTGAGAGTGCATACTTCCTCAAAAGCGGCGACACGGCTGCCTGGGTAACCTCCAACGGTTGGATGGTGGCAGGGAACTCCCGTGTTATGTCGGGTGGCTCTGGAGCAGATGGGGCTATTCAGACTGGGGATTATGTATGGTCTGATGGAATAACGGCTTACGGCTATGGCAAGATGGCGGTTTCGCTATCTGTCACAGACGTAAACGGCAAAGGCGGTGATTACCGATCAGGCGGACTTCTGCAGTTTACTGCATATGACGGCACGCAAACGAACTTCTATTTTCGTGGCGATGGTTACATCTATGATCCGAGTGGAAATAAGTTTCTAAAGGCAGCTGATGTCTTACCTTATTTCTCCGCGGCTTCTGGTTCAGGAAATACGTCACTTACAAATATTCAAGGCTGCAACTGGGATTCTGCTGCCAATAATTCATATGTGCAGGTTACAGGCGGTAACGTTTCGCTGGCTGTACCAACGCTTGCATATTTGTCCAAATCTTTAACTGATTATGCACAGCCAAAAGGCAACTATCAGCCAGCAGGTAATTACCAACCATCTGGTAATTACATTATAGGCCTCAGCGGCGGTAAACTTTTGCAGGATTTTGTAGTGGCCGTTGATAGCAGCGGCGTGCACGACATTACACTACCTCAAGCTCTGTCTTCTGCGCCAACGTCAGTTGTTATCAGTCACGGTTTGACAAATGGCAGTAACGCTTCTGTATCAGTTTTGGGCGGGTGGACAGCAACGGGGTTCCAAATTCAGACAAATGGAGCAACCAGCGTGAACTTTCTCGTATCAGGAACACCGTGATGACTGACGTGAAAACACTGTATCCCGATCGTTACTATGCCAGTTACGATAAGACAGCTCAGCAGCCCACCCGTGTGACTGGTTGGTATGATACGTGGGTAATGTCCAATCTGGCGAATGTTCCACTAGCGTCTGATATGATACCTGTGTCATCAGAAAATTGGGCAGATCAGTCATCATTCCGTCTGCCTCTGGGTAAAGGTGTTCTGGATGGTGTCATTGTTGATTATACGCCTCCAGCCACAACTGATTTGAAAACAGAAGCTACTGCAGCTTTGGCAGGTGCCCGGTCATATGTGCTTAACGCTTATACGATTAAAAACGCTGCTACTCCTGAAGCGTGGATAACTTATCTCAATGCGCTTGAGGCAATTGAAAATGGTACAGACACCGTAGCAACGGCGTTACCGCAGGCGCCAGCAGCATGATCCCATCTATTCCGTCTATTGGATGGTCTCCTGCTCCAGGGCGTACACTTCTGTTGCCTAATATGGGGCAGGTTAGGGGGGCTGTTATCTCTCCACCCACACAGCTTGTGTGGCCTAAAAAGACCAGTGCAGATAACCTTGATTATTCTCTAGATCCCAGTGATTGGCTGGCTGGAACAAATGATTATTTGTCATTTATTGAAAGTGTTGAAATAACTACATGCTTAGGTGAAGCTGATGACCTATCATGTCTGTGGTCTAGCGTAATAAATGGCATGGCATGTCTTATGCTGGGCAGTGGACAGCCGGGAACACAACAAAACATCAATGTTAAATTGCTGACCCAGCAAGGTCGGCGCGCTGCGATTAGTATATTACTGCCAGTTAGTAGCGCGCTCGCTGCTACAGATCCGCAAAAAACACCAATATTACCAAACGGAACACCGATACCGCCCAATGCCATACAGCTTCCTGATGGCGTAATTTTGCTTGCTGATAACGGCCAGCCTCTTCTCATTGCATAAATAATCGGAGTTCTCATGTCGGGAACCAGCTCAACGGCGACCACGCAGAGTGGTGCGCCGATTTCGTCGTTGCCTGAAGCGCAGGATGTTGCCGCAAGCGATGCCATCCTTGGTGTATTTGGCGGCAACGCAAAACTCGCAAAACCAGAAGATATTGTTAATGCGGGACTACCATCAGACGTTGTAAAAACGGATGACCTGAACGCAGCACTTTCTGGCTCGGCCTTGAGTCAGTATGTCACACAGGCCGCTACGCATGCGGCATCCTCAGAAACGTCTGCTAACCAGTCTCAGACAGCATCGGCGGCAGCTTCGACAAGCGCGGCGCAGGCAGCGCAAACAGGCGTGCAGGTTGCTACTATTGCGTCCAGTATTAACGATACAGCCGCCAGCGCTCAAAACGCGGTTGCAGGCGTAACGGCAGATGCTAACGCCGCCAAAGTGCTGCTGACGGCAGCTCTGTCCGGATCTGCGCCCCTTGAATACCGTGGCTACTGGGATGCCGCGACAAACTCTCCCGCGTTGGCCAGCGGCACCGGGACTGAGGGCGACCTCTATATTGTTTCTGTTGCGGGCACGACAAATCTGGATGGCAACGTCGCGTGGTCAGTTGGTGACGGTGCATGGTTTACAAACGGCAAATGGGTTTATTTTGCCCGCGCTGGCTGGGCTGCGGTGGCGCAGGAAATTGTAGCTCTCAATGCGCTGGGGGTAGGCGATCACAGACTATCTGCGGGGGGCACGGGGTTCTCTATCTGCGATAGCAACGGCAACGTCGCGTTCGAGATTGATTTCTCCGGAAATATGCTGGCCATCAATTTGACGTTGCCAGATGGCTCTATTCTGCAAGTGGCGGAAGACCAGACTGCACCGCTACGGCTGGTGGGTTCGGACGGCACATATATGGATATCGGCCTTCCCGATACCGATCCAGTTATTACAGAAGCCGCGCCAGATCTCTGGCTAGATGCAGATTATGGGTTAACTTACGCCGCTTCTGGCGCTGTGCAGGAATGGACAAGTAAAACCACATCACCGTGGTCTGCTGCATTTGTTGCGGGCAATCCTGTTAAAATTGCAAACGCGATTGGGGAATTGCCTGCAATTCATTTTGACGGCGTGTCTGCACTCTCCCACTCGCTTCCGTTTACGCCTGGGACAGTGATTGCGGTTTACCGCAACACAACCACAGCAGGATCAACACGGCCCGCAATCATTGCATGCGATAGCCCTACGGCTGGCACTCCTGCGTACGCATTGCGTGGGTTTATCCCGATGGGCGTTGGCGGTGGCTTCGCACGGGCGCAGGGCTATCAGATTGGCACGTCTTTGTCCGGCGGCGAGTTTGCCGGGCGCGTTTCTGGCGCTCTCGGTCACTGGCAGGTTCTGGGCGCCACATATTCCAACGATACAGTCACCGTGGCATCAGGGAAAACGCATAGCATCCCGTGCGTGAAGTCCCCAGCAGCAACGGTTCTGTCCCCCGGTGGAAAATCTGGCACTATTGGCGCAACGTATAATGCGTCTGGCGCTCTGACAGACTATTTCACGGGCGATCTGTGCGAACTGTTGATTTGGCAACGGGCATTGAGCCAGCGGGAATACAATGCCGTTGTTGATGCGTTGCAGAGCAAATACAGTTTGCAGCCGGTATTCGGGCGTTTTTTGTATGGGGCGTTTCAGACAACAGAGGCGGGTTTAGAGTCAGGCGGCGTTGAGGGCCTTGTCATGCTCTCATCTGATAACGGCATTGAATGGCAGCATGTCCCGACAGAATTAATTTTTGATAGCGCACACACAATGCGTGATCCGACAATTACCTACCACAACGGGCGTTTTCTATTGGCCTGCACGGCGGGTTCTTTTGGCAACGGGTATCAGGATCGGTTCTCCGTCTATTCGTCCACAGACGGGCGGCATTGGGATTTTGTCACTGACGTTGTTTGTACAGTCGGGGGTGTGGCATCCCACCAGACGTGGGCTCCGGAATGGTTTCATGACCCCATTGATGGCGTTTTGCGTTTGGTTGTGCATCTGGATATCGGCTCTGCTGCGAGCCAGATTTACGAAATGCACCCGACTGACGATACGCTGTTGAATTGGTCCACGCCGGTTCTGATTTCGCTGACCGGATATTCAAACGTCATTGATAGCTTCCCATTCTATTACAAAGACCGTTGGGTTCTATTTTTCAAAGACGAAAGCGCACGCCAAATCCAGATTGCTACGGCATCTGAGCCAACCGGCCCATATACAGTCCTGACAACGGGCGATTGGGCAGGCTGGGGCAGTGGCGTAGAAGGGCCTAGCGTTATGCCTCTGGGTGAAGATGCTGCCGGGAATACTATGTTCCGTATTTATATCGACGCACAGGGCGCAGGTATTTCCTATAGCGATGCTGTTGGCGCATGGCCTGATGTCCTGACCGGCGCATGGTCTGCCCCAAAACTCCTAACAGTGCCGTCAAATCCTCAGCACGGGACGTGCATCCGTAATCCCATCCCAAATTTTGGAGCCTGAAATATGACAGGTCTTTCTCTTACCATTGCAGGTGCATCATTTTCCACGTCTGTTGGGTTTGATCCCGCCGGGGACAGCACAATTACAGACTGGTATGTGTTTGGTGATCGCACTGGCGCAGGCAGCATAACGAGCAGCCTGACTAATCAGGCATCTGGGGCAAAATCCCCGACAGTGACAGGCGAAAGCAGCATTACTGTCAATCAGAACAATATTGTTGTGAACAATACGAAATCTGAGATTGTCAGTAACCTGTCTGGCAGTGAGGATTTCACGGTATTTGCCGTTGTCACACCAGATTTTTTTAATGCTGCATCGGCTCCAACGGGGCAGGGTAATCCGGTGACAGCAGGTATGTCCGGCATTATCCCGTTTGGGAATATTGTTGGTGGCTCAACATTGCAGGGGGTTGGTGTTCAGGCGAATGCGCAATCTTCGAATACATTTCGCTGGGAGGGGTATTCGCAGGGGGTATATTCTGGATATAGCACGCTACACCAGATTTTCACTCCCACAGCAGCACTACCTATTGCCGAAACCCCCATTTTAGTCGCGCTGACACAAACGACCTCAACAAAAACCCTGACGTTTTACGATCTGACAAATGCGCCCGGTAACGCGCTGTCTGCCGGTGCTATGGGGACCGGGTATAACGTGGCGGATACCAATTTGCTGATTGGCAGTTCGTATGATGCTCAAAATGGCAATGCCCCGTGCCTTGGGGCAAAACTGTCGTTCTGGGCGGGATTTCAGCGCGCGATGACGCAGAGTGAAATTCAGGACATGGCAACGAAAATTCGCCGTGTTCTGAAGCAGAACGGCCTGATTGTCGGGTAAAATCGAAAACATTCGAGAAACTTAATGACAGATGAACAGAGCGCGGGCACCCCCTGCGTGGCTGATAATGACCTGCGTCAAATTGTTGCAGGTCATGGTCGGCGTCTGGATGGACTTGAGGACGATGTAGATACCCTCAAGTCTGGCCAGAGATCGATGATGGACCGGCTGATTTCCATTGAAGCGCAGGGGCAGGAGCGGGAACGAAACAGGGCGCAGGAATCAGCCCAGAACCGCGCAGCAATCGCTACACTTTCCCAGCAACTTGCAGCACAGAATGGAGCGCAGCAGGAACGCAACCGCATTGAGCAGCAAAAACTTCTGCAGGCTCAGACAGATGCGGCGCGTGCACAGGAATCCGAGGCGGACGCCAATGCAGCGGCGGCAAAGATCAAATACTGGATTGCCATAGCTGGCTTTCTGGTGGGTGTTATTACTGCTGTTGGCGGAATGCTTCTTTCCAGTCAGACGTGGGATGATTACGCGTTTGGGAATGTGCAGTTCCTGCATCGGAAACATCCCCCCACACAGCCCTTACCACAACCCCAGACAACGCAGTTCATTCTGCCCCCGCGTGAAATGGAGGTGGCATGAGCACTAAAAATGTATGGGGCGCGAACCTCTCTGTCATCAAGCACCTGACTATTCTTCCAGCATTGGAAGCCATCAATCTTGGTGGGGGTTCAGCAGTAAATTTGGTGACAGGCACAGGGCTTGTTGAAAGTGGATTTATGCATGATCGGCAAATCAATGGGCCAGCACTGGGCTGGTTCCAGATGGAGCCCAGAACCCATGATGATATCTGGCTGAACTTTCTGCGTTACCGGCCTGATCTTGCTAATCGCATACTGGCAGCAAGCGGTTTGACTGGCCTGCCGGAAGCAGAAAGCCTTGTGGAGAACAGGGCTTATTCAGCTTGTATGTGCAGAGTGCAATACTTGCGCGCTCCCGAACCATTGCCCTCAGCCATAGATGCTGCAGCCCTAAGCGCTTACCACAAGCAGCATTACAACACGGTGCTGGGGCAGGCCAATGCCAGCGCAAACACATCTCTATTCCAGCAGGCCATCAATGCATGAGGCGGGTTCTCCTGCCTCTTATGCGCCAGTTGGCATGGCAGTTACTTAGAAAGGAAACCCATGGGGTTTTACACCGAAAACGACCTGCGCAGGATTGCGCGCATGATGGCGGAAGAAATGCGCGAAGATCTACGGAAAAATGTGCAGCGCAGCCCAAACGGGAACCTCATGATTGAGGTGGTGGAAGTCAACACGCTGCCTGTCAGTTTGCGGGGAGGTGTGGCACATGACTGACGCACCTGTTCCCGTAGTGCCAAAACGCTCTGCCGTTCTGGCACAGACCGCCAAGGCCGTTGCTGCTGGCCTGTCTCTGCCTGCCATGGTGACAGCCCTTCCACAGCCGGAAGCTACATGGGTTCTGTATGCCTGTGTTGTGTTTGCGGCAGCGGGGGCGGCAGCAACCCAGATCCCGCTTCCAGCCAACCAGTCCGGCAAGCTTTGGCTGCTTTACCGGGTTATCAACTTCCTTGCTCTCAATTGGAAGTATGCCGCTAACGCAGTGATCATGTTGCGCGGCAGCATGTCTTCCAAAACTGTAGCACCACAAGCAGGCCCCGGATCTGTTGTGCAGATTCCGCAGGACAGCAAGTGAGACCATTTTCCTGACGCCGGGAAAATGATCTGAAAAACGAAAGACATCACAAAATGAAATCACTCTCTCGCCGCGGATTCCTGCGGACGACTGCGCTTGGCCTGACGGCAGCCGGGTTGGCTGCCTGCTCCAGCACAACTGCAAATGGCGTGACCACCTACACGCTGAATGTTGCGGAAGTGACGGCAGACGGGACTGCGGCCCTGAATATTGTCAAAACCGTTCTGGCCTTCACAGGTGTTCCGCCCGCTGTTGTTGCCGTGGCTGATACCGGGATCACGGGTATTCAGGCTGCACTTTCTGCCTGGAATACCTTTAGCCAGGGCAAGGCCTCCATCACCTTCAACAAGAACAGCGTGCCGGCTGAATTTAGCAGCGTGATCACGGCCATTCAGAACGCGGCCACAACTGTTGGCAATGTGGTGCAGTCCGAGACCGGAACGCTGAGCACAGATCTGATTGCCAAAGTTCAGGCCGTTTCTGCCGATGTGGCCTCTGTTGCTGCTGTGCTGGATAGCGCGATCGGCACGATGGCGGATTCCGTTGCTCTGGATGCCATTGGCAAGACGCCGGAGCAGTGGCGCCATGACCGGGTGAATGCGCTGCTGGCACGTCATGGCCTGCGGCCCATTGCTGCCCGGTAATGCACTGGAAGAAAACGCTGGCTATCCTGCCGCTGTTACTGGTGGGGGCATGTTCTGTTGCCCCCATGCAGGCCAAGCATGATCTGATCGGCATACAGCGTTCCGATCTGATTTCCTGTGCTGGCGTGCCTGACAACAGCACATCACTGCCAGATGGCGAGGTTCTGGAATGGCGGCAGGATCAGGAAGTGCAGGGGCCGCTCACTCTCAAGACTCCATTCAGCTTTGAGCTGGACGTAGGCGGTCATGGCACCTGCCACATGGTCGCACGGTTGCGACAGGGCCGGGTGTCACAGATTGAATATACCGGGCCAAGTGCCACGCTGGGCGGCCCGTATGCTGCATGCCGACCTCTGGTGCTGGCATGCGAGAAGTGGATTGTGCATAAATGATCACACGTAAGCTGGGCTGCCTGCCGGCGCGGCGGATCCCCAACCAGCCACGGCTGGACAAGCTGCACATGATGGCGCGCAAGGCTCCGGCCAAGTTGGTGCGGGATCACATTGACCCGCAGCCGCTGATGTTGGGGAACGATACGCTGGGGGATTGTACCTCTGCGGGCATTGGTAACTACATTCGGGCTGTGGCCGCATTGGGTGGCTATCAGGTTGCCGTGACGCAAGCCAATGCCGTGCAGTTTTATGCCAGGAGCACAGGGTATGTGCCGGGCAATCCGGACACAGATCTGGGCGGGATTGAGGTTGATGTTCTGGCAACGGCAGGCCGGGAAGGCTACACGCTAGGCAGTGGACCATATTTCCCGCTCTGGGGCAGTATTGATCCGCAGGATAGGAACAGTCTGGCACTTTTGATGGCCGGTTTCGGCGCGGCCTATCTGGGTGTGCAGCTTTCTGTGTCTGACATGAACCAGATTGAAGCCACCAACGGTGCATGTGTGCTCACACCTGATAATGGTGCCTATGGGGATACAACGCCCGGAAGTGCCGGCGGCCATTGCCTATTGGGCTGGAGTTACACGGGCCTGACGGATGCCGATACGGTTGACCTACTGACATGGGGCACCGTGCAGAAGGCAACGTGGGGCTGGCTGAAATCCCGCATCATGGAAGCGCATGGCTTGATCTGGCCGCAGCTCACACTGGCGAACGGTCTGTATCCCAGCGGTTCTGATCTAGCCGACCTGAAAGCGCAGAACGCGATGGTGGCGCTATGACACCGGACTTTGAGTGCGGGATGGTTTTCGGCAGCGTGGGATCTGCCTTCGCCATCATTATGTTTGCCGCAGGTTGGCGGTTTCTAACCAATAAAAATGATATTTGGAGAAAGTAAGATGGAAAAGAACTCTTCTGTAATGGTCTCTTATCCAAGTGGTGCAGCGAATGTGAGCACTACGTTTCTAATTACAGCGCAGGAAGCCGCTCAGATCCTGCAGTTTATTGAGACGCTTCCAAGCGCTCAGACTGTCGCTGCCGAGAATTCTCAGGAATAGATTCTTTTCAGGACGTAAGACCAAGAGCCGCCATAGGTAGCGGACAGGCTCTTGGCTTGCGGGCGTTATAACGGGGAGTGAACTGTTTCCAAATAGGAAATGGTTCCGGTCGGTGAATATGCTTCACCTGTTCAGGGTTTCGCCGCGCTTTTACCGGGCCTATGACCCGAAGTGCCTACTAACCATTGCGCCTAGCACCGGAATAGAGTGCTGCGGCGTCTCACGGCCCACCAAAAAACCCGCCGCAGCCCCATGATTCTAGTACGGCGTGGGGACGGGTACAAGGCCTGAGAATCGTGCACGGATTTGGTGATGATTTATCGATTCTGATAGGTATAAAACGATCCTAACTGGAACTGACCAACATTCCAGAAATTCTCTAAAAGTCGCAGAAATCTAGGAAAAACCGTGGTGGGTGCGACAGGTATTGAACCTGTGACCCCCCGCCGTGTGAAGGCGATTCTATATGCCTGTCTGTGGACGAAAATCATATTTTTGGGGATTCGAGAGCAATTCTTCCGCAAGAGTTACAAGCGCCTCGTTCACTTCAGAAACACATGCATCAGGATCTGTCTTAATCTCATTTGGAGAAAACGCGATCACTGGCAGACCTGATACTATCATTGTCCGTGCACGAAGACGTGCACGAGGATCATCAGGAAGGTGACGATTCGGTGCGTGGCATTCTACAGCCAGAAAACGCACATCACCGTGCATGCAGACTTTGAATATGAAAGCCGGGGTGAAGTCCCGAATGCGTTGATGGATGCCCCAGATTGTACCCCATTCTGGATCTGGATGTCCGTTCCAGGCATCCATGTAAATGGCTTTATTATAACCATCCATCGCATTGAGAAGGAAGTAAGCAGCTAGCTGGGCAATGATAGGATCATTAGCATTTTCAGTCGCAAGGAAAATGTCATCGCTTAGATTATAAAACAAGTCATGAGCGATTTTAATATTAAGGGCAACGGGTGCTTCATCCTTAGAAGCGATTGCTTCTGCGATTGCTTCATTAGCTAGTGTCTCTGCCTCATTAGCTAGCTTTCTAAAAAAGGACTTCGGAGGCACAGGTATCTTAGATTCTACCAGTTTACGGGCTGAATCCATGACAGCATTACGTACAGAGCCGGGATGCCAAGTTGCATTGTGATGGACGATGGAATCGTTTGGCATAACAAAATTCTGCTTCATGGAAGTGTTGGTTGGTGATCTGAAATTTACCTTAATGCATATAGAAAGGCATTTAGGCATCACATACAAGCGCTCAAAATTTGTGGGTAATCCTGTGGGTATCCGCATATAATTTATTTTTAATTATTTCTTATAATCAAATACTTATTAACCTATCCTGACTGACACCCCATCCGCCAGCACTTTATTTTATTCCATAAAAACAAGGCACTTTATCCAATGTGTGCCAATCCGTGTTTTATGTGTGCCAATTATTCAATCTTGATCATGGCCTCTTGAGCTAGGCGTTTCTGCTCCACAGCACGGGTATATCTTTCCACCTCTGATAGAGTCTTGTGCCCTGTGATGGATGCGATCTGGTGCGTGGTGCAGCCGGCTTCTGCAAGCAGTCTGGCTGCTGCTTTGCGCAACCCATGTGGGCTGCATCCTTTGGGCAATCCGGCTTCCTGACACCATTCCGAAAAATTGTTATAAAATCCGTTCACAGAAAACGGCTTGCCATACTCTGTGGCAAGGAATGTTCCTGCACCGACATCCTGCCAAGCATTCAGTTCTGCCTGAAGTTTCGGATGAATGGGGATGTCCAGCTTTGCCCCAGTTTTCTGCTGTGTGACCTTAATGCTTCCGCTAGACACATCATCTGGGCGCATGCGCACAACATCACTTCTGCGCTGGCCCGTATATAATAATAAAGCAAATGCCAGACGCTGCTTTGTGCCTGTAGGCCAATGCGACTGATATTTCTCAATCTCTGCATCAGACCAAGAATGCAGGCCCTTGGATTTTATTTGCAGGCGCTTAATACCCACGGCAGGGTTATCATCACGCCAGCCAATATCTATGGCGTAGTCCAGCATCATGCTGAGAATGCTTAATATGCGGTTGGCTGTTGTGGGGCCTGCCTCTTCATATTGGCGCATGATGAAGCGAATATTTTGCGGAGCCATATGCTTGACCGCGCCTTGAGCGCAATCCATTGCAGCTATTCTGTTCAGAAGCCGATCATATACCTGTTTCGTGCTCTGTTTGATGGTTTTATATTTGTGGGATGTTTTCCACTGCACGATAAGGTCAAGCAAGCTGCCTTCAATCGTTTTAGACTTCTGCACTTCTATCTTTGGGGCGTCCCCATTCAGGAGGCGCAGATATTCGGCATAGAAATCTGGGCTGGATGGATCTGGCAGCTTAGCCTGCTTATGCCCCGGCTTTCTGAGATAATAACGAGTCTTCCCATTGCGGCCGGGGAACTTGTGAACGTATTTCAGGCGTATGATTGTCACCTGAATTTATCCCAGAAATTCTGTTCGTGAGAATCCGTTGATTTCCCTGACATACGATCAATAAAGCTGTTTAATTCCTCTACATCGTAGCTAATGCGCTTCGGCAGCACCCTTACACCTTTTACTTGCGGCGCGACTTGCTCCCTGAATGTGGTTACAGACATACCCATGTATGAAGCCGCTTCCTTCATGTTGAGAATACGGCGGGTAGGTGCTGCAATCATTCCTCTCATCATGCTCTCCCTAGGTAGCTTGTTTCAGATAGGGTGCCGCGTTTGTCTGCCTGCATGCCCTGGTGCAGGCGTGTGTTTTCTCCAGCATGAACAGCTGCTTCTTCGCTGTGACCGTTCATTATCAAAACAACCAGCGCAGCAATTAAGGAAATAAGAGCAAGTTCCTTAGCAAGACTTCTCATACTTCCAATCCTTCAAAAAACCATGTCAGCGGCACGTCCAGTGCGGTGGCGAATGTTGGCAGGAGCGTTGCCTTTATGGCGTTCTTGCCGGTTTCATACTTCTGCATCTGCTGGTAGGTGCATCCTATGGCGTGGCCTAGCTGTTCCAGGCTCATGCGCAGTTCATGGCGGCGCTGGCGGATGCGAAAACCCAAGCGTTTATCGTTCCGGATGCGCTTTGGCGCTTCCACCTGTGGTGGTGGTGCGTAGGTGCCTAGAAGCTGCTCCAGATCTATCTGTGCAGCCATAGGAATGTGTTTCCGCATATGCCGATAACTGACAGCAAAATCCACAACATGGTGAGGCGCTGAGAGGGTGCAGGGTTGCGCATTGATGTTTCCTACGCTGCCAAACATTTTCTGACCTCACGGCGGATAATTGGATATTCCTGTCGTGCCGTTTCTGTAAGGGCACAGTACCAAAAGCCGTCTATTCTGATGCGCCGCACCAGTTTTCTGGCTGCAAGCTGCGCTGATGCTGATGCCACTGTTTTGCTGTGGGTAAGGTATCCATCCGGCTGTGCAGCCAAGATGGAAAGTGCCACAGCCTGTTTGCGGGTTAATGCTTGGTGGTTGAACATGGTGCTGCTTCTTCAGGAAATTCGCCTTGTCCGCATTGGATGCCTGCATTCATAGTTGCCCTGAAATCGTCCGGATTTTTGAATGTTGGATAGAAACCAGAAGCAAAGCCAAATATAGTTGCAGCAGCCAAAACAATATCGCCCGGATTATTTCCGCTTACAGATATGGCGGGACGGTATCCCTTATTCTCTATTACATTCATTACTGCTGCCAGACTGAAATTGGCATCTTGTGGGGCAGATTGGATATGCGCCTTGAATTCCGCATAAGTTTTGTCCAACTCACGGAGCGCCTGTTCTTTTTTGGTGGTCATTATGCAGCCCTCACTTCACCCAGAATGAAGTCCTGAATGCGTGCCAGCGGGGTGCGGCGCTTGGCATAGCCGATGCGCAGGGCAGTATCTGCAATGTCCTGTTCTGCTTCCATGGCGTTGGCCATGTCTTTGACCAGGGAAAGCATGGCCAGCTTTTCTTTGCTGTCCACATTGTTGTGGATGAGCTGCTCCAGCTGCGTGCGGGCAGCCTGAAAGGCGTGATTGTTCATTTGATGTAGCTTTCGAGGATATTGGCGCGGGTATAGAGAAGCTCGGCTTCTTCACGGGCATGGTGCGCAAGCTTGCGCCATGATTCCGCGCCATAATGGTTTTCACTGGCCCTACATGCGCGGTGATAGGTTTCCAGCATGAAGGAATGCGCCATCAGGGCATCTGCCTGCACGCGAATAAGCGCCGCGCGGCGATGTGCTGATTGTGCCATTTTGAATGCATTGAGATGCGCAGGGCAGGGAATGGCGTTCATGCGCTTGCCCCTGCCATTTTATTGGCTGAAGTGCGGGAGAGACGGTTGCCGTACTCTCCCGCATTTTCCATCATCGGGCGTTCACAAGACTCGATGAGGAAACTGATGAGCGATAAAGAAAAGCCATATCCACCACGGCCGGCACCATTGCCTGCTGATGATACAGGGCGTGTGCAGTGGCCGATTAAGGCACCTTCTGCATAAAAATTACCATTTGAACAAGGCACGCTAATATTGGCGTTGCTAGAAACATAATCCATCCTGCGGATATAAGTAGGCTGATAGTATTTAGCCTCTCGATATTCCGCTGGATGGCATTCTGGTAATAAAGAGCAAGAGATTCCTGACAGGCTAATTCTGTTTGCGCTGGTGAATCCATAAACACTTCCGGGCGCGTGCCTGTTTCTGACCATTTGCAAGGGTAAATAGCTACAACTGCCAGAATACCCGTAATACTTTCCCCAACCAACAATATCGCTCCGGCTATATGATACGGAGTGCTGAAAGCTAAGGCGGCTGAAGCGGCCAAAGCGGCGGCTACCCAACCAATCATACTGGTGGCGCGTGCTTGTGCCCCCATGAGAACAGATGCTTGAGCTGCAAGGCGCAGTTCTGCCAACCTGATAGCCTGAGCAGCTTTCCAAAGCCTGAGACCAGATTGGGGTGTTTTCCCAAATTTTGTGGTCTTGGGTATTTGTATCATGCTGCAAGCCTGTTTTGGTGTGCTGTGTAGGTGTTGTGCAAAGGGTAGCATGTGCATGAGAGAACACATACTGTTCTGGCCTATTGGTCTGATGAACCATCTTGCTTCTCTTTGAAGGGGAAGCCTGTTGCCAGACTCCCCCAACTTTTTCCATTCTTGGCGCGCCAACAGACCCAAGAAAGGAAAAACTCTATGTCAGACGAAATAGATACAACTATTGAGGCGGCTCTTATTCAGGCTGCTGCAATACTAACAGCTTCTCATTTAAGTGCTCGTTCTGCTTCTGGAAGTGATCCAAGCGATGAATACGAGCACTCTAAAGTTTCCAGTGAGTTTTATAACCTTTTGGAGCGCTTGAAATCAGATTACCCAAAGCCAAAATAGTATCTAACGCCTAACATCTAAACTATAGGCCGCGCCTATTATTCTGTTTGTTGGCTGGGCACGGCCGCATTCTTGCGCAATTCCGCAATGGAAGCTGTTATCAGTTTTTCCACACGCTCACGGATATTGAGTAGGTGTTGGGCATCTGGATCTTTTTCGATAAAAAATGATGCGGCATATCGCGCTAACCTAAGCGCTTCTATTTTGCGCTGATCCCTGAGCCCATCACCGTTATGGGATACAGCGTCTGTTCCGCTTTCTGCTTCCTGCGCGATGGAATAGGGCACGCGGGTTTCTGTAGGGAATCTCCCTTTGCGCTCTTCTACCAGCACAAAGCCGCCATCGGTTTCTTCAATTTTGTATCGTGTATTCGACACGGTTTTTCTCCACCACGGGTTGTGATGGAAAATGGTTACGCTTAGTAATGCTAAGCAGTCAAGAGAAAAAATTAGTGATGCTAAGCAAAATTCTTAGTGCGTAAAATTCATTGACTAAGCCCTGATATAGGTGCCAATAAGAACATAATGTGAACTTAATTTAGATTTTAGAGTGATGTCTGGAAAGAAGCGAAAATCAGTAGTCAGAAGGTCTGCCAATATGCAGAAGCTCGACAACTGCCCGACGTTTCTCGATAGACAGAGATCTCCAGAAGCGGAGGAGGGCGAGTTCGTCAGGATCTTCAACGATCTCACCAGCGTATGGAGCAGACCCGACTGGAGAGATTTGCTCACCTATAGAAAGAACAGACTTTAGTGCTGCCATACTCTCATTTGTTGGGCGTGTAGATCCTAATTCCCATTGTGCAACTGCACTTTTATTGACGTGTATCAGGTCAGCCAAAGCAGCCTGGGATAGCCCCTTTGCTTTGCGGGCAGTGCGTATCAGGTCTTTCAATTCCATATGTCGATACTGCCTTAATGGGCGCTTATCAGCACTAAGCAAAATTCCTTGCCTTATCCGCTCAGTAACGCTAAGCGTTCCATATGAGCGATGTCACCGGAATGGAATTGATACGGTCACGCAGAGGCCTATCTGCGAAGATCGCAGCCGAATTGGGTATTACACGCGGAGCCGTGGCCCAATGGGATGTTGTGCCTCCACAATATTGCCCAATCATTGAGGCGGCATTCGGCATTCCTCGTGAAGAACTCCGACCGGACATCTTCCTGAAGCCTGAAACCACCGGAGTTGCGGCATGACTGATTCCCATAACGATGAAGCTACCAATCACGGTACGCACAGTCACGCGGATGGTGTCCGGAGCGAAAAGCTTGGGATTCCCGAAATAGAAGCAAAGCAGTTTGACCAGGACACGTTTGCATCTGGCCTTGCTGTAAATGAACCGCTGGAAGATGGGCCGTCTTTCACGGCAGAAATGCTCAAGATCATGCTGGCAGATTGCCGTTCTGATCTGGAAAAAACAGAAGCCGAACTTCGGCAGATTGAGCCGGTAAGAGCGTTTTTGGTTGAAAAGGAACGGCGCCTGCACATTCTGGAAGAGGGCATTCTGGCGCTAATGCGCCATTGCCGCCCGGATCTGGCAATAAAATATGCAGGCAAAACTGCCGCTGGACTTGGCAGGAAAACACACGACCGTGCGGCGCAGGCTTCTGTTGGATGCCTGCTTATGGCGCGAAATCGTGCGTTTCCTGAGCGCGGTTAATTATCTAGATGTGTGCGTTTGAAAATATCATCCAGAGCGCGGTGGGTAATGGGGTCTTCTACCCGAAAGCCTGTGGCGTATTCTTCGGCAATACGGCGAACATCCTCCAGTTCACTGGCAGGAAGTTTGCGCAGCAATGCGTTTACAACGCCCTGAAGAATGCGCACCTGCTCTTTGAGCATCTTGGTATTTTCATCCTGCATAAGAAATCGTCTCCATTTGTTTTTTGGACAAATAAACAATGGACGATGGCGGGCGGCATGACAACGTGTCGCCCGATTCCTTCACGGTGCGATCCCCTGAAAATGCGAATGCTGGAGTTACGGCATGACTGATTCCCATGAAACCAACCATGCCGCAGAGGCCGGAAGCCGTCACGCGGATGGTGTCCGGGGCGAAGGTTTGAGCAATGAGCAAGCCCTGCGCAAATGGGCCTTGCAGACAATTCTGCTCAGCCCGCACCCCATGCCTAAATCATGGGACAGCATGGAAGTTGGGGCTGCCCGCTTGGTTGCTTACGTGAAGACTGGATCTTCAGTCCTTCCAGATGTCAGTTCTATCGTAAATACTTCCTTCTTCGACCGGGGCGTTCAGGCCGGGAATGAGAATGTTGGCACCTTTAAGGGCTTCCAAAATCTTGGCCTGCGTACGCTCCAGTTCGGAAATGCGGCGTTCCAGTTCTTCCGTAGTCGGCTTCATAAGAATTCGTCCTCTCATGGTTTGGGGAAGCACATGATGGACGAAGCGGGCAGGGGCGACAACGCCGCTGCCCGCACTACAGATTGCCCGCAAAATGCAAATGCTGGTGTTGCAGCATGATTGATTGCCATAAAGTATTGGGGGCCGAATTAAATCGTATTTTGGAGGAAGCCAAGGCACTTTTACATAATGCCGGGAGTGAAGGCATGAGTGATTCCCAGAAGCGCAATTCAAGAGACGTTGATCCGATTTGCATGATCAGCGTGGCAGATTGCGGCAGCTCATTGCTCCAGGTGAACAATGCTTCACAAGATGCAACCGTGCTGGAACTGGATGCCAAACAAACATGGCTATTGGCCCGTTTGCTTTACATCATGCAGGAGTTCCAGAATGGCGCTGATGCCAATAAGGAATTTCGGTATCAGCTGCGTGATTTGGCTCAAAACGCATGGCCCACAATGTCTTGTGATCACGTTATGGGTGTGGATTATCAGGATAGGGCCAGAGGTTGTTTGGCGACTGTGTATGGGCTGGAAAAACCGCTTCGGCCCGAAGATATTGGTACACTCAACCGGCATGAATTTACCGTTGGCGTTCCTGCTCAAGACGAGACGCAGGCAGGTTGATCATGCTGAATGAACTACGTTTCTGGCTGCGTTCTGCCCCATGGTATAGCCTGCGAATGCAGCCTGACACACGGCTTTTGCTAGGTGTGGCTATAACTGAGATTTCCATACAAAAGTTTGGGCAAAGCGAAGACGTTACGGTTTGTTTTTACTACCCCAGACTGCGCGATTTTGTGCGCCATGTGAGGGTTTTCGGTTTTCCGAAATTGTATTGCCCTACGTTTGCACGCCTGAAGGCGTTTTTTACGCCATGAGCTTCTTCAGTAAGGATATGAAAGATCTAGACGATCTGTGCCGCCGGACTTTGGATATACGGAAGGATCTGCAGGCGCGGCGTGCAGATCTTCTTTCCAGCGTTTTCACTGATTCCCGTGGTGGTCATGATGTAGATTGGGGCACGAAACAGTGCCGCAATTCTTCAAAAGTGAATACAAATGCAGAGCAGATGCAATGCATGATGTTGCTTGGCATGGCTGATGCACTCCTTGCGGCAATGCCTCTAATGCAGGAAATTCTGTGTGAAATGCAGCGTGTGTTGGTGTTGAGGAATGCCGCGGCATGACACCATTTTCTAATCGCTTTCTGGCGTCCATCAAAACAGCCACAAAACATGCGGTTGAAGCTGTTGGAGATTTTCGTGCTGCGGCCGGTTTTACGCGCGTGCAGAAATCTCAGCTGGAAGCCTATGCCAGCCGGCATCAGCCAACCGTTATTCCACTAGACGTTGCCATAGATCTGGACAGATGTGCGGAGCAGCCCATTCTGCTTTCAGAAATGGCTAATGCAGAGGGCTTTGCTCTGGTTCCGGTTAAATTCGGAAGCGGCCCACTGCCACACGATATGGGTAAGTTTGCCAAGGCCACCAGTGAGGTTCTGCAAAAGGGCTTCGAGAGCATGGCGGATGGCAACGTGGATGTGCAGGAAGCGCAAGAAATTCTCACATATGCGCAACGTGCCCGCACATCGCTGCATCATATTGAATCCACAGCTCATAAGATCATTGCAGAAGGCAAGCCATTGCAGGTGACCTTTCCGCAAGAGGCTAGTGGCTTCTGATGGCTGACGTGTTTTTTGATCTTGAGGCGGTGTATTCATTTTTGAATACACGCATGCGCAAAGCCGGTGGCAATTCGGCTTTTGCCCGCATGTTGGGCCTGAACGACAAAACACTGTCTAACATGGCCAATGCACGCCGCAGGCTGAATGATGAACTGCTGGCAGCGTTGGGCCTGATTGAAGTTGAACGGTATGTGGATGTGGATGGCAACATCCTGCCCATGCTGGAAGTGTATTCAAAACTGAATACAGCAATAAGGCAGGCTGGCGGCAATTCGGCTTTTGCGCGGTTGCACAGCCTAAATATCAAACACCTTTCCAATATGATGAATGACCGCAGGCGGCTTTCCAAAGCATTGCTGCGCGTTGTCGGTATTAGGAGAGCAAAGCTGTACATGTATGCGGCAAGGAGCGCGGCAGCATGATATGCCCCAACATTGCGGAATTTGACCGCAGCCAAATACCATCACCAAAAACCTTGCGTTCAGCACCGTGCGAAATGCGCGGCGTGCTGGACAAGCTGCTGGATGCGCTGAAGGAAATGCGTTCTTGCGTGTTTCGTGCTGGCACACTGGTTTTGAATGATACGGAAATTGCCAAACAGGCCGGATTGCAGGCCGATGAGCTGGAACGCAACCTGCCGCAGATGATTGCCCGTGGCATGCTGGCGCGTGATGATGAAAATGCGCTGTTCAGCACTGTTATGTATGACCGGCTGCTACGGCGTGAGGAACGCGCTACCCGCACAGCTACAGCGGATGCAGACTGGCAGCAGAAGCAGGAAAGCGGTGATGTGCCGCCTGGTCTAAGCCGCAAGGCTATGTCAGCCCGTGAAAACGGCAAAAAGGGCGGCCGGAAACGCAAAGGCGAGTCAGACGAAGAATATTACGCACGCAAGGAGCGAGAACAGGCGGCACAGCGTGCCCAGCAGAACATGATGATGCCTATTGCGGGGGGAAATGCCGCAGCACAGAAACCCACGCAAGAAACCCAACAGGTTTCGGTTTCGGATAATCTGGGTTCCGTGGGTTCTACAGTAGAGAAGAGTAATAATATATATAAACCTAATTCTTCCTCTACTGGCGAAACCCAAAACCCAGAACCCAGCATTCCCGATGCCGAGATCAAGCGGGTGGCTTACAGCATTATCCGGGCTTTTGATGAAAACCGGAAAGACCAGGCCCTTCATGCAATGCGTTATGCCAAGGAATGGCTCAATGCCGGGGCTTCTGAAGATCTGATTATCCGCACAATTCATGAAACGGTGCAGAAATATCGTGATCTGGGGAAAAAGGTTGAGCATCTGGGCGGGTTTGTGAAGCCTATGGCAAACGCCTTGGCCAATCAGGATCTGGATGAATTTAGGGCGCAAGATAAAGCGCCCATCGCGGAAGATCCGGAGATGGCTAAGGCCCGGAAGAAAGCTCAGGAAGCAAACAGGCTGTGGGCATCGCTTTTCAAGCAGGACAGCAGTTTCACAAAATGTTCGCGCCTATTCAATGAACAGGCCAAAGCACATGGTCTGCCGCCTGCGCATGTAAGGCGCAATGCGGAAGAATATGCCGCGTATTACCGCGCTAATTCCCAGAACACGGAAGCAAAAGCAGCATGAGCGGGTGCTTCACGCAGCTTTTGAGAAACCTGCGGTTGAAGGCCGAAGGCAAGCCCAACCCGATTGATGCAATGGAAGACCTGCGGGCCAAGCTGGCCCAGGAACAAAAACGGCGTGCAGAGGCTGAATTGGAAGTCACCACTCTGACACGCCGCTTGTCCGATTACGAGAATGACCGTCCCCGTGATGCCAGAGGAAGATATGCACAAAAACGCGGGGCTGCAACATGCAAGAACTACCTCCCACGCCGGAGCGCCTAGAAAAAGGCGATATCACCAGCGTCTATATTAAAGATCCGGTTTGTAAATCAGAACAGCCGCGCCTGCGTTCATCGGGCGCGGTTTATGCGTTGCAGAAGTCTGGCACGTTGTCAGATGCGCAAGTTGCGGCAGCAGAACAGTGGGCGCAGGATTATGAAACCGGCCTTTTAGGTGCGCGGGATCCAGACGCATCAAAACAATGTGGAAAGCCAGATCCAGAAAACGCCTTGATTGCGCGTATTCGTGCAGCTGACCGCTGCCGATATATTCGGAAGCATATGGGGCCGCTAGGCGAGAAATTTCTGACAGATTTAATGGTAAATGGTCTTTCTGTGCAGAAAATGTCTGAAAAGCATGGCAAGCGGCGAGAGCGTATAGCCGGTGCCATTGATTTCTGCCTGGAGCAACTGGCTGACCTTTATACAGATATGCCAGGGCAGCTCTGGTTCAATAAATAGTTGCTTGCGGCAGCTTTCGCGTTTAAATTGTCAAAATAGTCGAAGTCGTGTGTCCATCTGGGCCACGGCTTTTTTTGTATCTTCTGAAAAGCTGAACGCATGAAACACTGGCAGAAGATCTGCCGTGGTGCTGTTCTGCTGCGCGGGAAGAAGATTGTTCTAGTCGTTTCGGCAGATGGAAATGTGGCGCATTGCGTGCGCATGGTTCCAGATTGTTTGCCACGGCATCGGGCTGATGTGATTTTGCGGGCCATTGGTAGCCTGAAAAATACGGTTGCCCGATGTGATGCCCTTGCATGCGAAAAATATGGCCACCTGCAATCGCTGCGCGAACTGCCAGCGGGTGCGGTGTATGCTGAGCACGACATGCAGCGCATTGATGCCGCGCTACGCAAAGAACATGCTTCCCGCACAGTGGAGAAGTTGCCACCCGGCGTGATGGAAACAACATGGTGCGGGCCAAAATGGGGCGATTGCGGCCGCAAGGTTGGCGGTGCTCCATCCGATTAAGCGAAACCCCCGGCTGTTCGAGCAGCGCGGGGGTTTCTTGTATCCACCCCTGACCTTTCCAGGAATGAACATGCCTGATCTTAAAGATCTCTGGCGTTTGGTACAAGTGATGAATGATCTCAAAGCATGGCGCTTTGTTGCTCTTGTGCTGGTTGCTCTGGCATTTGCAGTTGCAAAAGCATTGCCTGGCATGGCTGCAATCATTCAGGCATGTCAGTAAAAAGCGTCATGATAACGCGGTATTATCTGACACGGCATACCTGCCAAGGTGTCAGATAACCCGCAGAACACCCCCCAAACCCGTCAGATAATATCTGTTATCTGACGGATTTTGAGGGTTGGAAGTGACCCGATAATATAGGGAAATCAAATGGTTAGCGGTGATCAGCCCAGATCAGCCGCGCCAGCAGTGCCAGATGATGGCATTCACCGTGCGGATCTTCCGCTGGTCAAAACGTGGCTGCACAACCGCAGCAGCAACACGGTGCGGGCCTATCGCACCAATGTTGCGGAGTTCGCCCGTTTTGTTGCCAAGCCGATGGCAGATGTTGCCCTGGCTGACATTCAGGCATGGAACGACAGCATGGCCGATGCGGCGGACAGCACGCGCCGGCGCAAGATCAGCGCCGTGAAATCGCTGCTGACCTACGGCCACAAGCTGGGCTTTCTACCGCAGGATGCGGGCGCTGCGTTCCGCATGGAGCGTGGCCGCGACAATCTGAATGAGCGCATTCTTTCGCGCCAGCAGGTGTTAGCCATGCTGGCGGGTGAGAAGGATCCGCGCCGCCATGCGTTGCTGGCGCTGCTTTACGGCACCGGCCTGCGGATTTCAGAAGCCTGCGCGTTACGCTGGCGCGATATGACACGCCGCCAATCGGGCGGCATTGCAACGGTTTTCGGCAAAGGTGGCAAAACCCGCCATGTGCAGGTTTCACCATCGTTGTGGAAAGAGATCGCGGCTGTGCGGTCTGATGTCGGGCCAGATGCGCCCGTTATCCCCGGCCACGATGGCGGCCTGCTTCATGAACGCGCTGTGGATCGCGTTGTGAAGCGGGCCGCAAAACGAGCGGGCCTGCCGCCTGATGTCTCTGCTCACTGGCTGCGCCATGCTTTTGCGTCACACCAGTTGGACGCGGGGCAGCCGGTGCATTGGGTGCAGGCCCAGCTTGGCCACAGTTCGCTGGCCACGACAACACGATACAGCCACGCCAGCGCAGATGCTGCGGGCGCTGACCTTCTGGCCTGACGCCAACCGGCGCGGGCGTTTCTGACAACGATGGAGAATGACAATGCAAACCGTGCCTGACGGTTTCATGCAGGACAGTCGCGGGCGCTTGGTGCCGGAAGCGAATGTCCGACCATCTGACAAGCTGCAAGATGAGCTGGTGCGCCGTTTGCACCATGAAGCCGAGCCGGTGCGGCAGTTCATGATGGATTTCAAGCGGCTCTGCTTTGCGGAGATCAACGCCTTTCTGGATCTGGTGGCCGAGCAATACAGCACCAAGCTGGGCAGCGAGAAAGGCAACGTTACCCTGACCAGCTATGATGGCACGCTGCGCGTGACTGTGGCGGTCGGCAACGTCATTTCGTTTGGCCCTGAAATTCAGGCGGCGCAAACGCTGATCCATGGTTGCCTGAACCGCTGGTCTGAAGGTGCCAACGCCAATCTGAAAGCTGTGGTGCTGGATGCGTTTGACGTAGACAAGCAGGGCAGCATGAACGTTGGCAAGATCCTCGCGCTGCGGCGTCTGGAGATTGACGATGAGGAATGGCAGCGCGGCATGCAGGCGATTTCTGACAGCGTGCGCGTGGATGTGACCAAGGACTACGTGCGGCTGCACCGGCGGCCATCGCCAGATGCCAAGTGGGAGCTGGTAACGTTTGACCTGTCCAAGCTTGACGTGGCCACCACATGAGCAGCCGCAAGAAAGCCGTTCTGACGTGCATGAGGCCGCTTGTAGGCGTTCTGGATACCAGCATAGCCAAAGAGCCACCCAAACGCGCTGACGGCTTTTATACTAGCCGTGAGTGGCGTGCCCTGATGGCATCCATCAAGCGCAAGCGGCCTCATTGCTGTGAACAGTGCGGCCGCACCGGCACGCGGCTCTTTGGGGATCACATTCAGGAGCTGAAGGACGGCGGCGCACCGCTAGACGAGAACAACGTCCAGTTGCTCTGCGGATCCTGCCATACCGCCAAGACCGCACGGGCGCGGGCAGAGCGATATAAGCAGGAATATTGAGCGGTAAGCAGGCTTATACAGCCTGATTACGGTTCAGTTTTTCCCATGCGGCTTCAGCCAGAAATTTGGAGCGGTTTTTGCTGACAGCTGCAATGGCGGACACAAGGCTTTCATCCAACGTGACGTTCACACGCACGGCTTTGGAAGGCAGCCGAACATGAACCATGAAGGCGACACCTTGAGCAAAGTTCGGATCCTGCATGACCTTATCCAAAGGCGATGGCGCAGGGATGGGCTCACCATCTTCTGTCATGCCAGAGATATGGAATTCCAAGGCTTCCTGGGCCATTTTCCGGGCTTCTTCCAATGAAGAGCCTGCTGTGATGCAGCCGGGAAAATCTGGAAAGCTGACCCCGAAATCACTTTCGGGCTCTTTGTGGATGATCGCGATATAGTCGCTCATTTCAGTTTGACCCCTGATTGTTTCTCTACGCTCCGCAGAGTGCCGAGTGGAAGATCCCGCTTAGGGTGAGGCACCGTTACCCGACCGGGTTTTGTCGGGTGCTTGAACTGCTGATGACTGCCTTTCGTGGCGACAAGATACCAGCCATCTGCCTTGATCTTCTTGATGATCTCTCTGCTGTCCATGCACATAATCATACACACAAAAACACACCAAGAGCAATGCAAAAAGTGTGTATCAGTGTGTATTTTTGAGCATCCCCCAGCTATGCGTTTAGCGGGGAGGGGGAGGGGTAAAAGTGCGCCTGACGCATGGCACCTGAACCGCGCCAGTGGCACGCGTGAAAAATTTTTCGTTCCAGCGTTTTGAAGTGCGCACTTTTGTTGCGCGGGATGGTAGGGAATGCCCAAGAAAACTGACACGGATTGGCACGCGATAGAGGCTGATTTTCGCGCAGGAGCCTTGTCAAACCGCCAAATTGCAAAAAAACATGGCGTAGCCGAAAGCACGCTGCGCAAGCGCATTGCGTCCGGTGGATGGGTGCGCACTTCTGCGCAAAAAGTGCGCAAAAATACCAAAACTGCGCACCAACCTGCGCACAATCCCCAGCGCAACCCCGCTCTACCACGGGAGAAACTACCATCCACCGGGCGCAGATCTGCTGCCAACGTGGATGAACGTATGGATGAAATGGTGTCGCGCCTGCTCGGTGAACTTGAGGATACGACATCCCATCTTGGCGAGATTTCCAAAGCGATTGAGCTGGAAACAGCAGACGATACCGGATCGCGCCGGCGCGATGCGATGTTGAAGGCCATCACTATCAAAGAGCGCACGGAAAGCCTGCACAAGCTGAGGCAAACCCACATGATGGGCGTCACGGGTTCCGGAAAAAAGAAGGGCGTGAAGGAAGAGCGCCGGGAAGCTGCCGAAAAAGCAGCCAGCGGCAAGTTCTCACGCATGTCTTCCCCCAAACTAGTTGTGAACAATGGCAAGTGAAACCGAGAAAAAGCCCGCAACACGCAAGCGCAAGGCGACAACCACCGCGCGAAAGACCGCAACAGCCACCACACGGCGCAAGGCAGCGCCTGCGGCCAAGGCTGTCCTGTCATGGAGCACAGCCTGCCGGGATTGGGAAAAGCGCATCATTGCAGGCGAAAGCCTTGTGCCATGTGATCTGCTTTTTCCGGACGCCGCTGCGCAGGGAATGGCTGTTTTCAACGCCCTGAAGATCGTGGACGTGCTGGGTGAACCCACTATTGGTGAATCCTGCCGTGATTGGCTGAAGGACTTTGCGGCCGCCATTTTCGGTTCATATGACCCGGAAACCGGAAAGCGCATGATCACCGAGTTTTTCCTGCTGGTGAGCAAGAAGAACACCAAAAGCACCATTGCGGCGGGCGTAATGTTGACGGTGCTGATCCTGAACTGGCGGCAATCAGCCGAGTTCCTGATCCTGGCACCGACCAAGGAAGCCGCAGACAACGCCTTCAAGCCTGCGCGGGACATGATCAAGGCAGATCCGGAACTGGATGCCCTGTTCCATGTGCAGGATTACACCCGCATCGTGACGCACCGCGAAACCGGGGCGACACTCAAGGTTGTGGCGGCAGATGGATCTTCTGTTGTGGGCAAGAAAGCCACCGGCATTCTGGTGGATGAACTGTGGGAGTTCGGCAAGAAGCCCACGGCTGAGAACATGCTCATGGAAGCCACTGGCGGCATCGCCTCCCGTCCGGAAGGCTTCATCATTTACCTGAGCACGCAGTCGGATGAAGAGCCTGCCGGTGTGTTTAAGAGCCGTCTGGAATATGCGCGTGGCGTGCGGGACGGCAAGATCAATTCGCCCCGTTTCCTGCCGGTTATCTATGAATTTCCCAAGAAAATTCTGGATAAGAAAGGCGAGCACAATCCGGATAACTGGTACATGACCAACCCCAATCTGGGGGTGTCGGTATCGGATGAGTTCCTGCGGGATAGATACGCTCAGGCCAAAGAGGCTGGGGAAGGCGTGCTGCGCGTCTGGATGGCCAAGCATCTGAACGTGGAAATGGGCATGTCCCTGCGCGAAAAGGCATGGGCCGGGGCCAAATATTGGGAACGCCAGGGTGATCCGCTGGTCACACTGGAGCTGATTTTGGAATGTTCTGATGTGATTGTCTGCGGCATTGATGGCGGCGGTCTGGACGATTTTCTATCTCTGGCTGTGCTCGGCCGGGATGAAGAAAGTGGCGATTGGCTGCACTGGCAGCGCAGCTGGGTGTTTCAGGATGTGCTGAAGCACCGCAAGGAGGAAGCACCGCGCTATCTGGATTTCCAGAAGCAGGGTGATCTCGTCATTGTCCATGAAATGCGTGACGACAATCGGCAGCTGGCGGACGTGGCGGAGATGATTGACCAGTCCGGCAAGCTGGCCATGGTTGGGCTGGATCCTGCGGGTGTGGCTGAAATCGTGTTTGCCCTGCATGCCCGTGGCATTGAGCAGGAGCGGATTGTCGGGATCAGCCAGGGCTGGAAAATGACCGGGGCCATCAAGACGCTGGAGCGCAAGCTGGCGGATGGCACGTTCTCCCATGGGGCGCGTCCGATCATGGCCTGGGCGGTTGGCAACGCGAAGGCGCAGGCCAAGGGCAACAATATCGAAATTACCAAGCAGATGGCAGGCGGCAAGAAGATCGACCCGCTGATGGCGCTGTTTGATGCCGTGGCCTGCATGAGCCGAAACCCGGAGCCACCGATCCAGAGCATTTATGACCGTGAGGAACTATGGGAATCTTGAACAGCATTTTCGGCGGCGGTCAAAACACGCAGCAGGAACGTAAGGAACCCTTGTTCTTTGCCTCTGGCAACCCGGAAAATCCCAGCACACCGCTTACGGATATTCCGGATTGGTCTGAATGGCTGGGCTACCCTGGTGGCCGGAGTATGGATTGGGCACCACGGGTAACGGAACGCACGGCCATGGCCTGTTCGGCCGTGTATCGGTGCGTGACATTGGAAGCCGGTGTGATTGCCGGTCTGCCATTGAAGATCTGGAAACAGCATCCGGGCGGCCAGCGGGAAGTGCAGCCGAACCACAAGCTGGTTCCGTTGCTCAATACAGTGCCATATCCGGGCCGTTCCCTGACCTCGTTTGTCTGGCGTGAGCTGTGGGGCCTGAATGTGCTGCTGTGGGGCAACCATTACAGCGCCATACGGTATGACGGCGCTGCACGGGTGATCGGGTTTGAAACCTTCATGCCGTGGCAGGTGCAGGTGGTGCGCTTACCTGCCAAACCGGGTGTAAATTACTACGTCTGCACACATCTGGACGGTAATGTGGAAACAGTCCTGCAAGAGGATATGATCCACATACCCGGCCCCGGTTTTGATGGTGTGAAGGGGCTATCGCGCATTCAGGCGTTTGCGCGTGGATCCATTGGCCTTGCGCATTCCATGGAAGAGCGCACCGGTCGGATGCATCAGAATGCTGCATTGCCCAGCGGGGTGATGCAGGTGCCCAGCCGAATGAATGATGATTCCTTCAGGCGCATGAAGGCGCAGCTGGATCAGAATTATTCGGGTGTTGGGAAATGGGGCAAAACCATCATTGTGGATGATGGTGCGAAATACACCCCATTCCAGTTAAGCCCGCAGGATCTGCAAACCATTCAGGCCCGTGGCTATCAGGTGGCGGATATTTCCCGATTTTTCGGGGTGCCGCTTCATATGCTCAATGCCACGGACAAGAGCACATCATGGGGCACGGGCCTTGCGGAAAATACGCTAGCCTATCTGATTTTCACGCTGGATGCGGATCTCAAACGCATTGAGAGTGAACTGAACGCCAAGCTGTTTTTAGGCACGAATTTCTTTGCGGAGTTTGACCGCGAAGGGCTGCTTTCCATGGATCCGCTAAAAGCGGCCCAGGTCACGGCAGCGCAGGTGCAAAGCGGCCAGCTTACAATCAACGAAGGCAGGGCAAAGGATAATCGGCCGCCGGTCTCTGGTGGCGATACGGTGTTCATCAATGGCGCATATGTGCCGCTGGAACAGCAGATCAAAGATCCTGCACCACCCACGCCTGCTAAAGAATGAGGCAATATGTACCGACATAATTCACCAGCAGCCCGGTTTTCCAACCGTGTGTTGTTGACGTGTGCGCAGGCTGGTCTGCCCCAGACATTGGACATGCGGCCGCGTGCCGCAGCTGATCAGCCTGCCGTTATTTACCTGTATGATGAAATCGGCCTCTGGGGCGTCACGGCGCAGGATTTCACACAGATCCTTGTCAGTGCTGGCCCAGGGCCGATTGAATTGCACATCAACAGCCCCGGCGGTGATGTGTTTGACGGTCTGACCATTTATAATGCGTTGGAAGCGCATGATGGGCCAGTTTCCGTTGTGGTGGATGGTCTGGCGGCTTCTGCGGCATCCTTCATCGCCTTGGCAGGGGATACCATCAGCATGGCTCCAAATGCCTTTCTGATGATCCATAATGCCTGGGGCGTTGTAGTCGGCAATCAGAACGACATGACGGAAACAGCCGCAGTGCTTGCCAAGATAGATGGTAATCTTGCCAACCTGTATGCTGGGAAAACCGGCCAGACCGTGCCAGCCATTGCCGACATGATGAACGCAGAAACATGGTTTACGGCGCAGGAAGCCAAAGAGGCTGGCTTTATTGATAGCATTACGGATGCCAGCCAGAACAAGGCGCAAATGCAGCTGAAGGCCGGGATGTTCACCAAGCAGCCCACGGCCCAGCAAAAGCCCCAGAATACGCTGTCAGTGCCCGATATCGCAGCACGCCGCCGCATCGTTCAGCTGGCTGAAGCTGAAAACTGACACCGGCTGCTGAACAGCGGCCACCCCATTTTTTCCGGAGACAAGAGAATATGAAATCCAAGGAACTGCGCGCCAAACGGGCGAAGCTGATTGAAGACGCACGCGCTCTGACTACTGGCGACACCATGACGGCCGAGCAAGCGGCTCAGTTTGATGCCATGATGGCTGAAGCTGACCAGATAAAGGCACAGATTGATCGCATTGAACGTGCCGAAGATGCTGAGCGCACACTGGCGCAGGGAGTGGCCAACCGCGCAGATGACAACGGCACCAGCCCGGATGAACAGGAAGATGAAGAGCGCCGCCATAAGCGTGTGTTTGCTTCGTGGTTGCTGGGTGGCATCAACAGCCTGACAGGCGAAGACCGGGATTATGTTGTTAAGCGCATGTCGGCAGCTCAGTCCCAGTTCAAGAATGATGCCAATGGCACAGGCACAGGGCCTGCCGGTGGTTATCTGGTGCCGCCTGCCTTTTCCGATCAACTTCTGGTTGCCCTGAAGGATTATTTCTCGGCTCTGGATCTGTTTGATGAGGTTGCCACCGCAACAGGTGCAGATCTGCCGTGGCCCACCAATGATGATACCAGCCGCCGTGCCCGGATCATTGGGGAAAACAGTCAGATCGGGCAGTCCCCCATGACTTTTGGCCAGTCCGTCCTGAAGGCATTTCTGTATGCCACGGATGCCGTGCTTGTCCCGTGGACACTCATGGAAGACAGCTTCATTGATCTGGATGCCTTCATCACCACCGCGCTGGGCACAGCATTCGGGCGCACGTTGGCAGATGATCTGACCAATGGCACCGGCAACGGCATGCCCATGGGTGTGGCAACAGCCGCAGCGGCAGGCACAACCTCTGCGGGGGATGCCATTGCCTTTGAGGACATCATGGAGCTGAAGCACAGCGTAAACCGTGCATATCGCACTGGTGCCGTGTTCATGATGAATGACAACACGGTCAAGTCTCTGGCGTTGCTGAAGGATAACGAAGGCCGTCCGCTCTGGATCCCGTCCTTGCAGGTGGATTGCCCGGATGTGCTGGCAGGCTTCCCGATTGCCGTGAATGAAAGCATGGCGGACGTGGCGGCAGGGAGTGCCCCGATCCTGTTTGGCAACATGAAGAACTACAAGTTCCGCGTAACCAAACAGGTGTCCATTGTGCGCCTGAACGAACGGTATGCTGATTTCCTTCAAACCGGCTTCTTCGGATATGCGCGGTTTGGTGGTGGCCTGCCGTCTGCGGCTCAGCCGATCAAGAAACTGGTCATGAAGGCCGCCGCAGCTCCTGAAGCAGGCGGCTAATCATGCACACGCTTTCGCTGGAAGGCCCGTCAACAGTGCTTCCGCTGGCCCTGCTGGCGGATCTGAAGGCGGAGCTGGGCATCACTGATGGCACCACAGATACCATGCTGGCAGGCAAGCTGATGGATGCCTCCAGCATGGTGCTGGATTACATCGGCAGGCCCTTGCTTTCGGGAGAATGGACAGAGGAATTTGTCATTGAAGGTGGCGACCTGCTGAAAGAGATTGTTCTTTCAGTGCGGCCGCTGGCTTCCATTTCCTCCATTTCCCGAAACGGGCAGGCGTGGACGCCTGATCAGATTTCAGACCTTGTTCTGGATAAGCGGGCAGGCATCCTTTCACACCCCACGCCAACGCGGCGCAGGTGGCAGCATGGTGTGTATAGCGCCGTTTATACGGCCGGATACGCACCACCGCAGGTTGCCCAGGACGGCACAGTGGACAAAGGCACACTGCCGCAAACCATTGCACGCGCTACGGTGCTGGCAGCTGCGGCAATGGTGGAGGGGGCAGGGCGAGATCCCAACCTGAAATCAGAAAGCGTGCAGGGCGTGGGTTCCACCAGCTGGAACATCGCTTCAGGCACAGGCGGCTTGCCGCAACAGGTGGCCGATATGCTTGCAAGTTATCGCGGGGCGCATCTGTAATGGGCTGGATCACACAATCACGCCGCCGCCAGATCGCTACCAAAGGCCGCCAGATGGTGCTGTCCAGGGCAGGCGGCACGGCCAGCGTTACACTGATGGCCTACGCACCGCCCGCACAGTCTGCCCAGATCACGAACGACATGGCGCAGGCTCCATTCGTGGCGCAGATCATGGCGGATGCGCTTTCCGGTTACGGCCTGCCTGCCCAGGATGATCGGGTGCAGGACGGCCCCAAAACCTACACGCTGACAGATGCGCAGCCCGTTTATGACGGGCCAACCGTCTGCGGCTGGACATTGATTGCCGCAGGAGGCGAGACGCATGACAACGCCAGCAGTCTTCTCTGATGCCTGGACACGCGCACAGGCTGTTGCTGAAGCCCAGAAGCTGAAACTTCTGGATCCGGCAGGCCAGAACATCACCGTGCCAGACGGCCCATATTGGGTGATGGAAACGGCGGCCGGATTGGCAGACCGTGCAGGCGCAGGTGAGCCGGTAGATCTGGAAGATGGCACCATCTGGCTGCATCTGATGGTGCCCAAGGGCACCGGAACGCTGGAAGCTCTGGAATTGCGCAAGGCCATGTCCGTGGCCTTCAGGCAGGCCACAAACCTGCCAACGGGCGTCATCTATCGCGGCCATATGTTTGATCCGCCAGATCTCAGCCAGACCGGAAATCGCGTCCGGTTTTCTCTGGGGATTGATTACGAATATCAGGATATTCTGACATGAAATTCTACGCGCTTTATGAAACCGCCAAGGCCTCTGGACAGTATGTTCTGGGTTCTACCTTGATTGATGCAGAAAGCACTACGGCAGCCCTTACCATTGCTGATGCATCTGCCCCGGCTGGTTGCCGCACAGGCGTGTGGCCCTTTCGGCAGGTTTCAGGAACACCTGATGCAGTGCCGCCCACCGCAGATGAAGCGGGCAAGCAATATGATGTGCTGGTTCAGGCTGACGGTGCATCCGATGTGTTCAAACCGGATGGGCAGGTGTTTGCCTCTGTTGCGGCAGATGCAGCGGGCATGTGCCTCTCTCTGGAGCGGTTTTTTGGCTACCGGCTGGGCCTGATCCCACAGAACGCACAACCTGCGGCTGAACCGGCTGCACCCCCCGTATCCACAGATACGCCTGCGGCAACGTCTGATGCAGCGGATCAGAAAACCAGCTGATCCCGCCATTCTTTTTGCAGTGCGCAACAGGCCGCCAATGAGCGGCCTTTTTTTATGAGGTAAACATGACCTATTCCGGCCCCTCGACCGGCGTTTCCGCAGGGCAGGACACCAACCTGTCTGGTGTGGATTATGCGCTGGAGCCAATTTTCGGGCAGGCGCCCAGCGGCCTTTACACGCCCTTGCGTTTTACCAGTGTCACACTGGCACCGCAGGACAGTGAAAGTGCTCCGGATGAAATCAATGCCATTCCGGAAGTCGCGCAAAGCGTTCTGACCAGTCAAGGCACAAGTGGCAGCATTGGTGGCATCCTGTCTGCCGGCACATTTGATGATATGCTGGCGGCTATTATGGGGGCGGATTGGTCTGCAACGCCCCCATCTGTTACAATCAATTCAAAAGCCACTCCGGCCATAACTGGCACGGTGCACCTGAAAAATGCCTATCACAGTGGGCGTGATATTATCACGATGCCTGCCTCTGCGCTCGCGAATTTCCCAACATCTGGGATCGTACATGTTGTGGACAGTGTGGCTGGAATTGACGTTTTTGCCGCCTACATTCTAAACAATATTTCAAACCCTGGTCTGGAATTCTCTCCCGGCACGTTACCGATTGCGGACGCCACAACATTAAGTGATGGGGCCACAATTACATTGGCTGATATCCAGAATGGCGCTGTCGGTAAAACATTTACATTCCGTAAAAAACTTCTGGATCAGTGGGAGCTTTATACCGGCACCATGGTCAATCAGGTGCAGATCCAGCTTCAGCAAGGCCAGCCTGCCACAGTTGATATTGATCTGTTGGGTTCGGCCATGAGCCTGTCGCAAACAGATGTGGCATCGTCTGTGGCATCTCTTACCTCATCGCCTCTGATTGATACGGTTGAGGGGTGGCAGGGAATGTCCATTTTTGGGCAAACACCTGCAGGCTGCATGCGTTCGGCAACAATCACGCTTTCACGGGACGGTTCTGGTCAGGATTTCGGCATGGGCCATACGGGCGCATGCGGGATGCGCTTCGGCAGCTTCAAATGCGCGATTGAGGCAGAATATTTCTTCAAGTCTTACGATCAGTTCAAGGCATGGTCTACGGGCAAAACTGGCCCGGTCACAATCGGCGTGCAGGGATCTGACGGCGTAGGATATACGTTTGCCGCGCTGAACGGCGTGATCCGCAACCCGAAATCACCCATTTCGGGGAAAAACCAGACTGTGGTGTCCACTGTGTCCGTGACGTGCAACCCCATGCCGGGTGTTGGCGGAACATTTGCAATTTTCCGCACCAATCCCTGAGTTTTTTCATTCCATTTTTTTTGAAACATGGCCGCCACAGCGCGGCCTTTTTTATTGAGGCAGATCCATGCTTTCTCTTGCTGACCTGAAAACCGATAGCGCCGCCATTGCCGATGGGATGTGGGTAAAAATTGACAAATACCCCGGCCTTGAAATCAAAAGCCGTGGTTACACCGACCAGTTTGTGGATGCCCAGGCACAGCGCCTGCGTAAAGCGGCAGAACGCTTCCGTGGTGATGTTTCTGCCATCCCAAATGCTGTGCGCCGCCAGATCAATGCGGGCCTGCTGCGGGACTTCCTCGTGCTGGATGTCAAAGGCCTGCATCATGACCGGGAAAAGAAAAATCCTGTCACGGTTGATGAGTTTAAGGAATTGCTTGGCAATCCTGATTACCGCGAACTGATGGCCGCCTGCTGGGAAGCCGCAGCCCTTGTGACCACGCAGGCTTCTGAGCATGCCGAGGAAGCTGAGGGAAACTGACCAAGGCCCTGGACTGGCATCTAAACTGGGGATGTTATCCTGATTTGTGGGATATGTTAGACGGAGAAAATACCCGCATAGATCCATTGCCGGAGTTCATGTGGATCTGGCGGGCATGGCACCGCCTTTCTGCATCACGCCAATGGATCCCACGCGGGATTGCTCTTCCCTTGGGCGGCACGATTATCGAAAGCTGCCCAAGTTTCATCCCTTGGGAAGTTGTAAAGTCCTGGGCGCAGCATCATGGCTACACCCATGCTGAAATGGCTTTTCTGGATCGCTGCCTCGCTGCCATGGATGGTGTGTTCATTCGCGACCACAACAAACGTCTGGAAAATAGGCTGAAAAAATGAGCTGGGCCGCACGTCTGCAAAAACCCATGCGGGTTGCCATCAACCGGAACATGACCAGTGCGACCGCGCACAAGATTGTAGGGGACAGGATCCGCAAAGAGCGGGATGATCTCATTCAGTCTGGTGCAGCATCGGCGCAATATGTCCGGCGTGTGGATGGCACGCTCGGCCTTCCAGAAGAAGCCGCCAAGCTCAATGGCGGGAATGTCACCTACATTTTCAACACCATTGGGGCGGCCACTGTCTGGGCCTTGGCAGAATTGCGCAAGCGGTCTCCAGCCCATAGTGGCGCATTCCGTAAAAGCTGGGCGGTTCTGGTGGACGGCAAGGGCTGGACGGATGCACCGGGCAAGATCCCCATGGGCGCAGAGGTATGGATTGTGAACACCATGCCCTATGCCCGCAAGATTGAAGTGGGCGGCCAGCGCATCAGCGTTCCACCTGGGATTGTGGAAGGCGTGCGCAGGCCGCTGATGAGCCGCTTCAAGCGCATTCGTGCCCAGCGTGCTTTCAAGCCCCTACAGGGTGGACGTGATGCCCGTGGCGAGCCTGTTCCCTACATCCTGCGTGGTGCAGGGATCGCTTCGGGTATTTCGTGGGACAAAAAAGCAAAAGAATGGACGCAAAAGCACGCGGCTTACGTGAGCAGGCGGGCTGATCGGCAGGCAGGTGAGCAAATGCTCTACCCCACGCTGATCCTGACAGAAAAGTGACGGTTTCCCATGGCAGACACAGATCTGGTTGAATCGCTAGAGGTTGAGATCACAGCAGTTGATCAGACCGAGAGTGCGACAAAGAGTGCTGGCGATCATCTGGATGGGGTTGCCGAAAAGGGCGTGGCGCTGACGGATGTCATGTCTGGCGTGGGGAAAGCATCAAAAACTGCCACAGATACGCTGGCAGAAGGCGCTGATGCAGCGGCAGGCTCTTTTGAAAAGCTGGGCACGCAGGCTGCTTCTCGTGTGAATAGCTTGACCAAGCAGCTACTTGCCCTGAGTGCGCAGCGTGACAGCCTGCGGGCAGATTTCCAGAAAGCAACGGATGAGGGGCTTGATACCTCTGGCATCACGGAAAATCTGGAGCAGGTAGAAAGCCAGATTGGCCGCGTAGGGAGCGAACTGAAAACAGTTCAAAGCAATTTGCAGGCCGCTGCTACCGGGCAAAAGGCATGGAACGGCCAGCTGAATGAACAGAATGCCCTGATAAACGGCATCCGCGAAGCAGAAGGCAACCGTGCGCAGGCATTGGACAGAACAACCGTTGCCATGGCCAAGGGGGCTGCAGAAGCTGAGAAACAGGCAGATGCATTGGCGGATGTTGGCCAGGAATTTGGTGATCTGACATCTACGGCCGAAAAGCTGCCTGATGCCATGGATCAGGTTTCTGAAGCTGTTACATCCGGCATGAACGATATGCAGCGCATGGCTGAAACCGGTCAGAATGCTCTGGACGGTATCACGACTCCAGATGTGCATGCTGATGTTTCCGGCACCGTGGATATTCAGGCTCCAGATCTGTCCGAAACGCTTCAGGAGCAGGACAAGCTCAAGGAAAGCCTGAACGACATCAAGGGCGATGCAGGCCTTGTTGCGGGTGAGTTGTCCGATATTGGCAATGTGTCGCAAGAAATAAACGCAGGCTTGCAGGTTGGCCTGGACAAGAGCGCGACCAGCTTTTTGCGGACAGGACGTGCAGCCAGCCAGTTGGCCAAAGTCATGTTGCAGCTTATGTCCGCACAGGATCGGTATGACGATGTCGTGGCGCAAGCCGCCACCGTTCCTGATGATAAGCTGGATCCGCAAGTCAAGCAGAGCGTTGTGCAGGACGCCAAGGACAAGGTTGAGGCGTTACAGGCGCAAAGGGATGCCTTGCTGGAAGCGGCCAAAGCGCAATCCGATCTTGATGAGGCGCAGCAGAAATCCACAAAATCCGGCAAGCTGGAAGCCTACCAGATCACGGAAATTGTGGATGATGTTCACAAGTTTGCCGATATGGTGCTGGCAGGCGGCAATCCATTGCAGGCGCTGTTTTATGAAGCGCCCAATGCCCTTGCAATCGCAGGTGGTAGCGGTGGCTATGGCGCTGGCCTGTCCATGCTGAAAAATGCCCTGACCGGCCCGGCTGGCATTGCTGTTGCCGCAGGCGCTGCGGGCATGGCGTTCTATAAGATGGGCGCGTATGCGGAAGAGGAAGAAAGCAAGCTGGCCAAACTGAGCCAGCAGCTGCGGGCCACTCGTTCTGACGCCAATAACATGGCCGATAGTATCACTTCTGCGGCCGATAGCCTGGAGAAGATGCCGGGGTGGGATAAAACCACGGCACGGCAGGCGGCCACAACCATTGGCAGCACCTACAATTTCACGGGCGGCACGTCCGATATTGAGGCACTCGCCAAGGTGGCACAGGATGCCGGTGCTGTTTTTGGCTCTTTGGAAGATGGGCTGAAGTCGGTGCAAACCGCCATGGTGGATCCCACGGCCGAAATTCAGGCGCTTTACCAGCAGCACCTTCCGGGCGTGGATGCCCAGCTTGTGGAGCAGGTGAAACGGTTGCAGGAAGCGGGTGAGCAGGGCAAGGCGTATGCGCTTGTCATGCAGCATCTAACGGCCAGCACAAAGGATGCAGCTGAGCAGGGGCTGACACCATTCCAGCAGGCTGTGGAAAAGCTGCGCAAGCAGACATCACCGCTTGTGGATGCCATTCAGGATCTGGCGCTGGCAATGGGCACCAAGCTGCTCAACAGCATCACGTCTCTTCTATCTCTGCCCATTCCTGCGGAAAAGACCACAGGTGGCTTGGCGGGCACCAAGGTTCTGCAAAACGACAAGCATCCCGAAATGGTCGGGATGATGCAGGTTAATACGGCGTTCACGCCAAAATATGATGTCAGCACCGCCAAGGGAAATGTGGATGAAGGCATCACGCGCTTCCAGAATTTCCTGCATCAGACAGGCGGCAATCTGGACAATGCTCTGGCGTTGTATGGTGGCTTCAAGGTGGGTTCTGCTGGTGGCCGCCAGTATGCGGCCAGTGTGTATGGGCAGGATCTGAGCAGGCTGCCATCTGATTCCGATGCACTGATCAAGCAGGAAAGCGGCCATTTCAATCTGGATGATGGGCTTTCCAATGTGGTGCGTAAGATCGCCCTACAGGAAAGTGGCGGCTACCAGTATGATCAACGGGTGAGCAAGCCCACCAGCGTTGCACCCGTGGATCATGCCACATCTGCGGCCGTGATTGATGATCAGAAGTCTCTCACAGGAGGCGCTGCGGATGCAGCTGGTGGCTTCAGCACGTCCAGCTATACGCAAAGCCGTGCGGAAATCAGCGCCTATATTGAGTCACAGCAAAAGCTGCTGACAACGCAGACGGCTGGATCCAAGGCGTGGCAGGAAACCACGGAACGCATCACCCAGGCGCGTGTTCAGTTGGCAAATACCCTTAGCCCGCAGGAACAGATCACCCAGGGCATGAAAGACCAGAATGAGGGGCTTTCTGCTCAAAGTGGTTACTGGCGCAGCATGGCGGAAGTGGTGGCGCAGTTTGATACCGAGGCGCGTGGCACTGGTGTGGATCAGGCGGCACTGTCACAGGCGCTTGCTGCCAAACAGCAGCAGTTGGCGGCCGCATATAATGATGGCACGGTGGCTGTGCAGCGGCAGGCCCAGGCACAGACAGCTATGCTGTCTGTTGCCGGTTCTGATGAGCAGGCTATCCAGCACGCCACAAACTATCAGCAAGCCTATAATGAGGCACTGGAGGATTTTGACCCGAAATCGCAGGCGTTTGCCGAAGCTGTGAAAGCCCGCACGGCCGCGCTGAACAGCGAGACAGACGCACAGGCCCGGTTTGAGCAGGCGCAGCAGAATAGCGGCCTGCAAGACAATCTGAGCATGATACAGGCCCAAACGGCCAGTATCGGACAGAATGCAGATGCACGTTCTGTTGCGTTGGCCCGCATGCAGGCAGAAATTCAGAAACACCGCAAATTCGGCATCGTTCTGCCGCAGGAAGCACAGGACTATGTTGATCTGAGCACAAAAATTGCTGAAGCTTCTACCGAGTATGAGCATCAGCAGCAGGTGATGGATGATTTCACCGGCTCTATCAGCGATATGGCGGATCAGCTGTCCGATGGCGTGGTGCAGGGCTTCATGCAGGGCACATCTAGCGGCATGTCTTTCAAAAGCATGTTGCAAGGTGTGGAAGCATCTGTTGCCAGTGTGATTGCACGCTTTGCCCTTATCAATCCGCTGCTCAACAGCATTGATGGCGGCACGCGTACCACTCTGGCAGATCTAGGTAATCTATTTGGTAAAGTTGGCGCAGGTAGCAATGCTTCCAGTGCCAGCAGCATTCTGTCCGGATATGGTGAAGGGAACGACATCACATCATCCGGCTGGGCATATTCCCCATGGGAAGCCCTGAATGTCAAAAACCAGATCAGCAATCCAGCCGGATCAGCTGCAAAAAGTGGCGGCATGTTTTCAGGTCTGGAAAACCTGTTTTCTGGAAAGGCAGCTGATGGTAGCGGGATATTCAGCAGCGTTGGCAGTGCTGTTTCTTCCATCGGCTCTTACATGGGCATGGCAGGTGCGGCCTTCGGCATTGGTGATATGGCCTACAATCTTCTGTCGCAGCTCTTTGCCAAAAGGAAGAAGGATTATCAGTATGTTTCCGTAGGCAGCGATGGGATGCTGGATATCAGTGGCCATGTATACAAGCATATCCATGGCAATGATAATGTGGCATCTGGCCTGCAAAGTGATCTGGACAGCATCAACAATGTGTTTGGATATACCGGGGTTTCTGCCACAAACACGGGTACCATCGGCAAGGTGGGATGGTCTAAAAAGGGCAAGAAATCCCACACCTACAGCCTGACAGATCTGCTGCCTGATCTGGATCTGACCAGTTCAGACACCACCATGCAGCAGGAGCTGAAGCAGCTCATGCCATCCAGTTTCGATAGCGTGGATACGTTCACGCAGGATCTGGAAAGCCTGAAATCTCTGGCGGATGAACTGGACAGCATGAAAGTGTCTGTCTCAAAGTTTGATGATTCCAGCCATGTTACGGTGGATCATTTCACCGGCTACACGGGGGATATGGCCAAGGCACTTTCAACGCTGGATGGTGGCACCTATTCCGTAGATGACCTGCAAAGCAAGTTTGAGGCCATTGAGGAATTTGTGGGCACCACAATGCCGGGGCTGCTGAATGTCACGGCTACAGGTTCCGAAAGCCTGATGCAGCAGGTTGATGATCTTAAGGCCAAATATCAGGACGCCGCCAACACGGCCGCATCCTACGGTCTGGATGCCCAAGCGTTGCTGGATAAGGGCAATGCTATTGCTGCTGCCATGATTGCCAATGAGCAGACCACGCTTTCGCAATCTGATCAGTCTGTACAGGCGCGTTATCTGTCTGCCACAGGTGATCAGGAAGGCGCAGATCTGCTCAATCAGCAGGTATCCGCCGCGCAGGAAGTGCAGCAGCTGCAGGAGAACTGGCGCGGATTCCTGGGTGATAACTATGCGGACAATGTGACCTATCAGCAGCAGCTGGCGGATCTTGAAAAGACACAGGCTGCCGAGCGTCTTCAGATACAAACCGAGTATCAGGAAAAGGCTTTAGAGCAGCAAAAGGAATATCAGGATCAGGCCAACGAGCAGGTTTCCAGCGTGTTCAGCAATCTTCTGTCCTACGCAAAAGGACTGGATACGTCTGACGCTTCGCCTTTGTCTGTTGAGGATCAGTACAAGGCGGCCAATGATAATCTGCACACGGATTATCAGGCGGCCATGGGTGGCAACAGCACGGCTCTGGCATCCCTACAGACCGATATGCAGACATATCTGTCCCTATCCCAGAAATATAACGGGGGAGGGGCAGCCTATGTGGAAGATTATCAGGATGTTCTAAACATGCTGAAATCTCTTGGCAGCATGAACACAGATGCCCTGACAGCAGACGCCATGCGGGACATCATGCAGGACAGCACCACCACGCTGGCCAGCATCTTGCAGCAGATCCTGCAGGCCACGAATAACCTGTTTGCGGAAACACGGTTCCAGAACCTCAAAGCCGCAGCGTAACGGGATATCACCATAATGCAGCAACGCTGTTTTCTGGGAACGCTGGCCTTCGGGCCTGCGGCTTCCCGCACGACCACATGCCTGTCTTCTGGCGGGTATGTGGATGTTGCCACCGGCACGAAATATCTGCCCATTCTGGCAAGCCTGCCTGACGTGGACAGGGAACTGGATATTTCAATTTCCGGTAGCAGCATGACGCAATCGTTCGGGCAGCTTACGGTCAATCTGTCCGATGGCGTGGCCGATAGCATGAACGTGCGTAACCATACCGGAGATCTGTCTATCCTGACCGGCCTGCGCAGTTATGACATGGCACGCGGCTGGTGGTCAGATCCGGTGCTTTCTGCGTGCCAGCCTCTGTTTACCGGATCCGCCACCGCATGGCGCACCGGAGCCACGCAAGGCACGCTGACACTTTCCGGGCCTGCCGTGCTTTCACGCCAGTTGCCACTGGCAACCTATGCTGGCACTGGCGGCGTGGAAGGTGGATCAGACCTGACAGGCCGGGTAAAGCCGCGCCTGCGGGGTTATGCCTTCAATATCACGCCTGTTTGTGTGGATAGCGTCAATCAGATCTATCAGGTGTCTGATGGGCCGTTCTGGATGGGCACGCAGGGCACACAGCCGGATCTGACCGTGCTGGAGGGCGGCGTGCTGGGGGCTTGGTCTGCACCCGCAACAGATGGCGGCTGGTCATATGCGGGCATGGTCAGTGATATCACCACCGCAGATCCGGCCGCTGGCACCTATGTTGTGGAAAGCTCCAGCCGGGGCGCGTTTTTCCGGCTGGGTGGCACGCCAGTTTATACCATTACCTGCTGGGCAACCGGGGTAATGCCCGATGGCACCTATGTGTCCAGCTTGCCGGATATTGTGCGGCAGGTGCTGGTGCAGGATATCGGCATCCCGGCCGCATCCATTTCCAGCACATGGGCAGATCCGTTCGGCAAGGTGGAGAGTGCTGCCGGTGCGTTCTGGGATGGCTCTGACAGCTATACCGGGCAGGACATGATCACCGCCCTGTTGCAAGGCACCATGCGCAAGCTGGCTGTTGCACGAGATGGCACGCTGAAGCTGATCGGCATTACAGACAGCTTTTTGCAGCTGGTGCCGCATCAGTGGGAAAAGCTGGCGGTGCTTCCTGATGAGGTGATTGACATCAAGGAAACGGATCTGCCGTCCGAACTGGCGCTGCCTCTCACCTGCGGGCGTTGCACCTATAGCCGCAATTATACCGTGATGAGCACCAGCACGCTCAGCCCGAAGGCAGATCTGTCCACCCTGCGCACACAGCGCAGCGCGGTGACAGTAGGCACAGATAGCCCAACGGTAGAAGTGGTCAGCCCGCCCGAAGTGCTGACGAGCTTGCGCACGCAGGCTGGAGCGCAGGTGGTAGCCGATGTCATTAACAAACTGTGGACGGTGGCAGACCGGCGCGTGTTTTACGTCACGCTGCCGTTTGAACGCCTGTTTGATTTTGAAATGGGGGATGAGATTGTGCTGTTTGCCAATGTGGACGGCTTGCGCGATGGCCTGGGCGGTCTGGTTGTGGGTGAAAGCTGGCGCGGCTCTAGCGCAGGCCAGTGCGTGCTGACGGTGCTGGTCTGATGCAGAATTGTGCTTTCGGCCTGAACAATCTGATCAAGACCGCCAACCTTAGCGGATCCGCTTCATTCTATGCAGGCGTTTCGGCCGCCAAGGATTTCTCACCGAATCAGTTGGCCACAGACCAGGGCAACACCACGGCGGCGTTCTGGTCTGTTGGGGATAGCAACAACACAGCATGGTTTCAGGCGCAATGGGGCAGTGCCCAGACCATGCGGGCCTTCTTTGTGGGGCGCACTAACCTTGGCCAAGCCGCAACATGGCAGCTTGTGGCCAGTTCTGGCGGCAACACGGTGTATTCTGCCTCTGGCAGCTTTGCCACGCTAGGCGGTGTTGGCCCGGTGCAGATGGTGCATGTGGCACCGCAGGACATTCAGGTCGATACGGTCAAGATCACCGTCACCAGCAATGGCAGCGTATCGGAAAGCTATATTTCCCTGTCTCTGGCCTATATCGGGCCGGTGTGGCAGCCGGTGCGCAACATGAGCACCAAGAGCACCACCGGGTTGGACAGTTCCGTGACGGTGAATACCGGCATGAGCGGGGCCGAGTTTGTTACCCCGGCATGGATGCGGCGCAAAGCTGTGGTGGATCATGAATCCTTGGATCTGGCGGACGTGCCGGTGCTGGAACAGATCCTGCTGCTGGGGGCATCTGGCGCCAATGTGCTGTTTGTTCCTGATCCGGATGCCGATAGCCCCACGCTGAATCTGCGCAGCCTGTTTGGCCGCATCCAGCGCGGTGATCTGAGCAACCCTTATGGCGCTGCCCTGCGGCAGCAAACCAGCTTCACCATTACCGAGCGGCTTTAGGCCGTTTTTTTTATGCCTGAAAGGAAGAGTATCATGCCTGATGATGTGGTGCGGCAGGATGAATTTGTTGCGTTTGAAACCAGCGTGAACGGCAAGTTTTCTACGCTGGAGACCGGCATCGCCAATATCTGGACGGAACTGAAGCGGATCAACAACCGCAAGACATGGGTGAATGGCGGCCTGGTTATTTTTGGCTCTGCCCTAGGCAGCGGGATTGTTCAGGCGCTCCAGCATATGCACCCGTGACAACCAAAAACCGGCTTTTGTAAACCTGACCACGAAAACCTGCCAACGTATAAGCCCACTGCAAAGGGCTGTTTTCTGCGGGTTTTGTGCTCCGGTGGACTAATCCGGGCCAGATCACCTGTAAACTCGTCCATGTTGAACAGATATGTGGGTGCCTTACAGCTTTTTGACCGTAAGGCGGTTCCATATCTCAATAAGAACTACGGATACGAGGGGGAAGCAGATAAATGCAATCCATCCTGCTGTTGTCATCCTATCAATCCATTCAATGTTTGTTGGCCAAGTTTATGTAACCTTATTCCACCAGCACTAAAGCTGACTAGGAACAATACATATATATACCATGGCTGTGTATGTGCAGGACTTCCAAACGTTAAATTCACTAATGGAGCTAACGCACCGATAGTGAAGTAGGATGTTCCCAAAGTATTCAGGGCATTAGCGCGTAGCTTAAGCCGCTCATTATGAACAAGTTTCTCAGTAGGCGTCATGCGCCTCATCAAATGTGACCGTCCGAGTCTGGTCAATCACATTTTGTTTTCACTCCGGCCGCCATTGAGCGGACTTTTTTGTATCCGGAAAATTGATGAATGATCCGATCCTGCTGGCGGCAGATCTGTGCCGCCGGTCTGAAGGCCTGCGCCTGTGCCCGTATGTGTGCCCAGCCGGGTATTGGACAATCGGCTATGGCAGCCGGTTTCTGGCCAACGGGGCCGCCGTAACAGCCAGCACCGCGCCCATTACGGCCGAATACGCCAATGCCTTGCTGCAAGGCACGCTGGCCAAGCTGTTGTCGCAGATCCTGCGGCTGGTGCGTGTGCCGCTGACATCTGGCCAGCAGGCCGCGCTATTGGACTTTACCTACAACCTCGGATTGCCCGCGCTGGCAGGTTCCACACTGCTGAAACTGCTGAACGCAGGGCAGGGAAATGCCGCCCGCAATCAGTTGCTGCTGTGGAACCACATGCACCGCAATGGCCAGTTGATCACCGTAGCCGGTTTGACGCTGCGGCGGCGTGCCGAATGGCAGCTGTGGGCCAGCTGATCCGATTCCTGAAAAATTCCTACTGAAAGCGACATCATGTTCATGACTGAACGCGAACTCATCCGGCTGGCCGATCTGATTGTAGAGCGGCTGGAAAAACGCAGCCTATGCATTGCAGCCCCCCGCAACGGCCAAGCCCTGCTGGTGGAAGGCGTGAGCGTCAACACGCTGCCCGCAAGCCTGCGCGGCGCACAGGGCTGA